TTATTGTCACCTTTAGAGAACGAGGCGTTCAACCAATATTTGTTACTTTTGCACTGAAAATAAAATTTTAATCAATTCTCATCGCTATTTTTTAATCAATTCCCATTGGGAACGGTAAAGATAGAGAATACGTCAAATTGAGTATTAGTTACTAATTGAAAAACGGCGTTTTGCATACATTAACTAATACCCAATTGAGCGTATTCATTAATTTTTTACCGTTCCCAATGGGAATTGATTAAAAAATAGCGATGAGAATTGATTAAAATTTTATTTTCAGTGCAAAAGTAACAAATATTGGTTGAACGCCTCGTTCTCTAAAGGTGACAATAATCCGTTTTTCGGGGTCTTTGGGATTTTTACCTGTCATACCGTTCCCTTTTGGGAATGTAATCTGCTATTCCTATGGAAAAAAACCGGCGGGGATGCCAAAAAGGAATTCATTAAGATAACGTTTGACAAATTAATCCAAAAAAAGGAAAAAAATCTATAACTTTTTTTCAAAAAAACCTTGACTTCTTTCCACAACCGAGCTATAATTACATTATCAAAACTAAACAAAGGGCGGTTTAACATGAAACAACAACACGATTTGGGCACACAACTACTTCTCAGCCATATGTTACTCATCGAATTAAAAGCTATGAGCAACAATTCCACTGAATATGAGGGTTTGGGAGGTGTGACTGAGTTAGTGAAAATTATGACCAAGCAACCACTGCCGGAGGATTATGAGAAGTTTGTGAAGGTCCATGTAGAGCTACAGCAAATGGATTGCGCCATAGGGTTTTTACACCAGGGCGATCCCTTTTTCTATGATCTGGATACCGGTTATCTAGTGATGATTATTGACAATGATGTGACTATGTCAATAACCTTCACACCTGAAGGCACCCAAGCCGTTATGGAAGCCATGACCATCTCGTATTAACCTTTAACTGTGCCCTGTAAGGGGCACAATCACTGACCCCTCCAAAAAAAAGAAAAAAAACCTTGACTTCTGTCCACAACCGAGCTATAATTACATCATCAAAACTAAACAAAGGAAAAGTTGTATGGCAATTAAGGTGTTTGAAATCTCACAACGGCGATTAAAAATCGCACTAGATCAGTATACGAAGGGAAGTAAATTACTGATCCAAGTTACTAGCAAGAATGTGTCGTTAATGGTTGACAAATACGGGATTTGTTTTGAGTATACCGTGCCCTCTTATTATGAAGGTGAAGGTTTTTGGTTAGCGGTCTCCCAAGATACTGTTAAGCGGTTAAAATCCGAAGTTGGTAAAAACAACAAACTTGTCAAATGTTATTATGACGCTCATCCTGCCAACTCGTTGAGTTTCGTATTGTATAACGCAACGGTTGGCGTAAAAGAAACATCGATCTCAAGTCAAGCCCCATATGACACTGAGAGATTTGAACTGTCCACTCCCGGTGCCCCTGTTAAATTGGAGTATGGTTCTCTTTGTAAAGCAGTTGAAAATGTGAAGACAGAGAACGTAACTGAAAAAACCCCCACAGTGGTTTTGCGGCTTTATCCGGATAAAACAACCCTTGGCAGAATGATTGGTGCAGAAGAAGAGTATCTGATACATGGTGATTGTGCTGGTGACAAGTATCCGGGCTTTGTTAGATTGGGTATGCCAAACGCCCCCATCTACTCTATCCATCTTGAGCTTTCTACCCTAACTACCATACTCAAGGCTATGCAACCACTATGTCTAGTGTTTGATAATAATGTGCGGTCTAACAAGATCATCATCAACGGTATCGAAGGTTGTACCTGGTACTTACGATATTAACATCACGCGCCCTGCAAGGGGCGCTTTATCAACCCAAAGAAAGAGGAATTGATGTATGTCTAACACTTTATTTTATACACCCCATACCCTTGACGACAAAGGAAACCTTTTAGTCCACGCTGTGAAAACAGAATGTGGTTATGTAATTACGAAAAAGAATCCCGCAAACGACTACCCGGGTTATATAGAAGAGGTAGCTCTAGAATTGCCGTTGCCAGAACAAATACTAACCTCGTTTGATCTTGGGACTCTCAGACTGGGACTTTTAGATTTATGCGTAGTAACGCATTATCCCCGCTACATAGAGCGGGATCTTCTTACTCAATATCAGAACGAGGTTTTGAACTTTCTGATTCAACAGGTTCAAACCTTAGGTTTAGATTTTAGTGCTCACATGCCCTTGAGAGAGCTCCAATGTTTTCTATACCGGGTCCTTGTGAAATCGGATATGACAATTGACGAGTTTATTGATCACGTGTTGGGTTATATATCTCAATCGCAATTACGCATTTCTCTTTTGCCAACTAAAACGTCAGCCGAATCGACAGAAGTTGAAATGTCGCTTTTTGAATATAGACTCAAACTTATGCGAATCATACACGCGGTGGTTAATGGTTAGTCCATAACAGGTGCGCCCTGAAAGGGGCGCTAGAAAGGAAAACACTCTACAACTTTTTTTTCAAAGACCCTTGACTTCTTTCCATAACCTGGCTATAATTACATTATACAAACTGAACAAAGGAGTAATAAATGAGCAACACGTATGAATTGGCTAGTAAAGCCATGAATGACTTGATCACCATGACGTTGATCGACCCCGAAACTTTTGTTAAACATTTAGATGCCGCCGCTGATAATGCCGCTTCTGGCTTGGTGGATTGTGACTTCATATGGGGTTTAAAAAACGCGGTATTCTTTAAATACCAAGAATGCGTGTATGTACTTGATTTAGATCGTTGGATTTTGTATGCTGTTATTGATGACGGTTTTATCTTGAGTAAGGAGATCCCAGAAGAGGGAATAACGGGCGTTAATGACGAGTTAGAATTACAGTCCTATTAATCAACCGCGCCCTGCAAGGGGCGCTCAATCAATCCAAAGAAAGGAAAAAAATATGTTGTATACAGATCACTTGTTACCAGATAATAACCAAGGCTTGCTCAATATGGCGTTCTTTGCCGGGCTGTTGTTAGTAGATCAGACGAACAGTGATGAGGGGCGTAATAGTTTTCTTAAAATGATGCATGTCCCCATTTACGGCGGTGGCTATAGTGAGGAAGAGGTAACCCATTGGTCAAACCACTTGCATGATGAGTTCCCGTTGTTAGACCGCGGGAATTTCTTAATCACAACAACCGTGAAGTTCCCAACGTTTTACGAACTGGATTCTGGGACGTTGTTTATGGTTGTCATGCCCGGCGTCATGCTAACATTCTTAATCGACCCTGAACCAGCCAAGTTAATTCGTGATAGCCTCAAATAATCAACCGCGCCCTGCAAGGGGCGCTCAATCAATCCAAAGAAAGGAGATAAATGTATGAGCGACAATCGTTATTGGTATAGACCCAACACTATATATGATAATGAAGGAGAAACTTACCGGTTGTTATTCAGTGAATTTCATTCAGGTGATTATTATACCACTACAATGTTGAACAAAAACGGTATTACTGGCAAATTTAGCGATCATTCGTTTACAACAGTACCCTTTGAAAACATCTTGTACCCTGAACATGTATTGACCCCGTATGAGCTTAGTGCCTTAGCAACTGATGATGATTTATGGCTTTCCCCTTACCCAGGATACCTACAACCGAGAGATGTTAATCCTGAATATATGTACTTACTGTTTGACCTTACAAGAATACTTTCTGACTCAACAATAGAATTGCCTATCAATGATGTTGACCGTCTGTTGAAGTTTTTACAAACCACTTCCCCGTTTCGTGATAACTTAGGGGTGCATAATTTTGTTATAGAATTGTTGTTTAACCAACTACGCAACACTAAGATTGAAAGTTATCGTACTGACTTCCCATCTAATGTATGGGCAACGACGAACACTGGTAGTATGTCACTGTTTGATTACATCTTAGTTTTGATGAATGCCTTACGCCCACGGCTTTATGGGTTATCAACAATTAGCGAACGCCCCAAAGAACGCCATATTGAGCCTTTAAACAAACAGCGTGATTTCAAACGTTAATCAACCGCGCCCTGAAAGGGGCGCAAAGAAAGGAGAGAATAAATGTCATTACCTGAAGTAAATCCTATTATGGTATATGGACTTCGTACTTTATTGCACAATTTTCCTAATTGTGTTTCAGGGGTGGATACATCAACACCTGATTATTTTGAAAAAGCCTTGTCTGTAATTGATGAAAACAACAAACAGTTTGTTAATGGGAGTTGGTATATTTCGATAGGAGGTATTTTAGACCTTATTTATAAATTGGGTCATAGTGGTCTCGTAGATTTTTTAAAAGACAAAGGTATCCACCCGTATGGCAACCCACGGTTTAAGATGGAGTTGGTCTTTAATACATTAACATTAACTGCGCCCTGCAATCCAATAAAGAGAGGGAATATGATTGAAGAAGACCGTAAATGAAGTCTTTCTTAAAACAGAAAGAACGTTTGTTTACCCCGGGTCAAAATTTGAAAGACATGCAGAATTGGGAGGCAGAATAAATGGCTCATCTTTTATATAAACCGTACACGTTTTTTAAGGGTGTAAGACTTGTTGAGGCGGTTGGTAATATGGTGACTGCAATTCTAGGAACGGGATGCAAGGTCAAGTTTTATTGCCCAGTCATACCATGCTCGAATTCCTTCATGAATATTGGAGAGGTCATGGCATTACGTGATTTCACCCGTGATTTAGAGTCAGAGGTTTATCCTGATTATATGTGTTATTTTCCATTAGCACATAAGTACCATTTTTTAGAGGTCGGTATAAAAAGAATCATGAGTGATCCCCTGCAGTATCCTATAGAATTAAGTGAGTTACTGTGTTTTGAGGACATACTGTTCAGACTTATTTATGATGGGGGTGATACTCCTGATGAATTGGCTGGGCGGATTCTCAGTGAACTCGAGGGTAACATCATAATGGATTATCTTACTGATGATTTTGTGCCCATACCCATCAACACTTCTGTGTTCAACATGTTGTCGTCTATGATACAAGTCACATACCCACGGGCAAACCCGCGGTATAAGAATCGTGCTCTAAATGGGGCATGGGACATAGGACAGAAGTAAAATCAACCGCGCCCTGAAAGGGGCGCTTTATTAATTCAAGAATGAGGAAAGAAGTTATGTGCTTATCTGTTGCAAAAGAATTACGGTTGTTGATGGTCACTAAGTTTACATTACATGAAGCGGCTGGCATTATCCTAAACAATCGAGTTGAGTATGACGAGTCTTACTCGTGGCTCTTGACTGAATGCTCGCCCCGTAAGAACTGCATTCTGTTTGGGTATAAAACTTGCCTATTCAAATTTGATCTGATGGATGGCTGCTTGATTTTTGAAGGGGATGAACCCGGGTCCACTATGCAGTTATATCTGGACTCAGACCCTCAGATACACCAGCAGTATCTAGATAGATTTATCCCTTATTTAACCTGGCTTCCTTGGCTACGCGATCTATAACGCTGTAAAGTAAAGTAACCTAACCACAACCCGGCAAGTGTTTACGCCGGGTTTTTTTTGCCTGGCTATATGGCATGGGGTATATACGATCGTTCAACCTTGGGGCTCCTAGGGCAATCCAAAGGGAAGGAAAGGATCTTCTTTACCGGGCTAAGTTCAATTACATCTTGTAAGTGTATACTTGTGTTTAGAATTTACCGCCATATAGAGTATACATACAAGTTTATTATGAAAATTATTCCTATCAATCAAGGGCTTACGTGATTTCAGATCACTTAGACTAAATTTTCCTATTATCTCTCTTCTTCAAATTTAAAACTTCTTAAGTTATTGATTATTCACACTTATCTCTCTCAATCTTTTTCGACACTTTGACAGTTTCTTATGACGTATTAAATACCATCCCCTACCCTATACTACGTTAAAGCAATTCAAGGAAATGAAAGGATCTTCTTTACCGGGCTAAGTTCAATTACATCTTGTAAGTGTATACTTGTGTTTAGAATTTACCGCCATATAGAGTATACATACAAGTTTATTATGAAAATTATTCCTATCAATCAAGGGCTTACGTGATTTCAGATCACTTAGACTAAATTTTCCTATTATCTCTCTTCTTCAAATTTAAAACTTCTTAAGTTATTGATTATTCACACTTATCTCTCTCAATCTTTTTCGACACTTTGACAGTTTCTTATGACGTATTAAATACCATCCCCTACCCTATACTACGTTAAAGCAATTCAAGGAAATGAAATAAGATGTTACTACCCTTAAATATATATATATTTTAAATCTTAAACTTTTTTAAAAAATATAATATAAGTGATCTTAAACTATGTAAGCTATTAATATATAAGAAGAATTTTTATAATAAATGGGTATTATACGTCGTATGAAAGATACTTCAATGTAGTAAAATATGGCGGGGTTTGACGTGTTTCAAAGTAAACTTCCAATGTACCTTAAACTGCGCCGTTGACGCGATCTTAAGTTTTCCTAAATAAACAAGCCACTTTCCTCTATAACTTGAATACCCACACTAATAATAAATGTTAATCTTTTTTGACCCTTTGGAAGTGGGGTTATTGCTGGCGATATATTGGGGTTTTGGTTACGTTTTTCCCCTGTTTGTGAAGATTCATCTTCCAATGTCTAAAAAAGTCTGTATCGTTATAAATCAATAACTTAAGCGCGGTCAAAAGTGATACTTTGATTGATGTTTTAGTTACGTTTTTCCCTGTTTGTGAAGATTATCTTTGGCTGCGCTTCTGCCCTAATCAACCTTTCTTCTTTTATTGGATTGATTTTGCCCTACAACGTCCTAATCGCCCCACCCTTAAACGATTACATCCCTAGGCATAATGATCCGGCTTAACTGAGATCTCTTTACCACGGGGCTATTACACCCCTTCTTTATGATTTGAGGGGGCGTGGGCATTTTTAGAATTTTTTTGATACAGGACTAAGGCAGGCGTATTCACGCATTTGAAGGAGGGGGGGGGTGTAGTATCGTTCCCATCGCTCGTTTGGAGGGTAAGTCGCCCTCATTCCAATTCCCACTACGTAGTAGGAGGTTAACATTACGATAGTGGTAAGTCGCCCTCATTCCAATTCCCATTCCATAATGAAATTGCCCTACGAAAGTACCGTTGGTCGGACCTTTGGCTACACTCAGGGGAATACCGCTGGTATTCTAAAGGGGAGTGTGGTATATTTATTATATAGAGGAGAGAATTTAATGATCACATTTACTACAAACCAGCACGGTGGGAATGACATTGTAAGAATGATATATCAAGATGGGATTTGTTTAGACACGTTATTATACCTGTGTCCTCCGTTCGAGGATGAAGATCAAAAAACTTATCGGGGTCGGTTAAGTGTACTTGTGGCACCTAACATCATAGCAACCGTGATTAACAACCGCGTCGATTATATGTTAAATTCGTTTACGTTCAAACGTGATGATGGGTCCGTGGTCTCATCTAAATACATTGCTGGGATCGTGAAAGAAATCATGATTTCAGGGAGTGTTTATTTAGTTGGGAATGACGTTGTTTCTTCAGATATATTTCTTATGGATGTTAATCCAAAAAATAAACAACAAATTATCAATTTATGGGAACGGGATTACTTGCGATTTATTGCGTATGAGGGAGAAAGTTTTTTAACTCCAACAAGATCAGTGTTTTCCAAGTATTTAGCAACAATTGCTTCGTATTATACAATCGCATCAACACACAACTTATCCCTTACCATTTCATCGTTCCCAATGTTTACCCGTAAAGGATTATCAACCGAAGATTTTACATTATCCCCAACGACGGTATTTGAGTTTAGAGGTGAAGGTGAGGTCAGTTGGGTTACTCATGATGGTAATCTGTTGATGGTGACGGAGACTATCATCAAAAATCATAAAGATAGCATCTTTGAAGAGTTGGGGTTGTTGCTGCCGGGAGGTTTGGAGTCGAATCAAGGGGCAATCACAACTTTGGTCAGTCACAATAGTCAACAGTCTCGTATTTTTAGACTAGCCACGGATATCGCAAATGTGTTGAGATGCGAGTTAATCGAAAACGAATATGACAAGGTTGAGAAAGTCATGTCTTTAGTAAAAGAAATTTAACCTTAAAAAGGAGAATTCAAAATGGTTGATACCACTAACATAGTAACAAATGACGAAGAAGAAGAAAAGAAGCTTATTGAGGAAGGTATTGTCCCTCCAACTTCAAATGAAGAGGTTGTAGTGGTTGACGTTCCCCCTGATGGTATTGTAACTAACATTGAGGAAGTTATTGAGTCGGTTGCCCCTGTTGTGGAAGAATTGCCCGCCCCGGTGGTCGTTGATCCCTCGGCGTCAGTTATTCCCCCACCGCTGCTTACAGCCGATGCAGAAGTGTCTGTGCCTCCTAGTAGTGAAGTCCCTGAAAAATTTAGAGCTGCAATCATGAGACTTGGAGAGTTAGAGTTGGGAGCTCACAAAGATCCGTTTGCTCAATATATCGATTATGAGGGATTTTATCAAACGGGTGGGGAGTTAAGTCTCAAAGTCCCGGTCGCTGTACTTACCACTTTTTTACAAACCTTGACCCCAAAAGCTGAAGAGCCTGTTGTTGAAGAAGCGAGCCCCGAGCCAAAAACGTATGAAGAATTTAAAAACCTAGTAAAGGGAGTATAATCTATGCCAGCTATCAAACAAGTTAATTATTTCAATTCAGGTAGTCAACCACTAGCCTTAAAAGTTATAATGTGGAATTTGCTTCTCGAGCTCGAGACCAGAACTCCTATCTTACAAAGATCAACCACAGCAGGGGTGTTTCCACAAGGAACTAATCGTTTTCCAATTCCAATTCCTAACAACATTATTGTATATGATATTAATGCCCCGACGGTTCAGGATCTACAACCTAATGCTGTTGAGGGTCAAATAAACAAATATGCTTCTGTGAGAATCGGAGCGTCTAGTTTAGCAACTGATTATTCAATGGCAGAACTTTTAGACTCACATTTAAAGCCTGCGGTTTCCGCAATTGCTTCAAAAATTGAAGATGATGCCGTGGCTGTTATGTGTCAAACTCCAATTCAATATGCAACTAAAGTTTCTACTGAATTCAGTTTTCAAGATATGATTACAGGAATGAATGCTATGGAAAAGATGGGCTATAGTCAAGAAGCTCATCCTATGTATTGCACATTATCTACAGCGCATATGAGCTTAATGAATTCGGCTAATATTTTAGGATTTGCTAATGCACAAACTCAAGAAGCATTGCGCACCGGTTCAATTGGACAAACTTTGGGATTTGAGGTTACGCGGTCTCACAATATTCCTGTTAAAACGAAAGGAACTACTGTTATCCCAACGTGGACAGCTTCTAACCTATACGGGAGTATTTTAACTAAGGGTTCTACTTTTCTTGTCATTTATAATGCCAACAACACCACATTGGTAAATGGAGATTCTATTTACGTTCCTAAATCAGATAGTTGGCACACCATTACAAATGTAACATCACCAACTACCGGGTATCGAGGCTTAACTATTAATCCTCCTTTACAAGATGATCTAGTGTTAAATGATGTGGTTATGGTACAAGATTATGGCGGCAACCGCAGCCTGTTTTATTCCAAAACGTCCTTGGTTTATGCCACTATGGTCCCGCCAGTTGTAGATCAAGGTTATGGCGGTGGCATTATGAGCACAGTCAGCGATCCTAAGACAGGATTAAGTTTGCGATTGCGTGAATATATGGATCCTGATTCAGCTAAGAAGATATTAGCCTTAGATGTTTTTTATGGTATTGTGGCAGTTCAACCTGCTATCCAAATCATCGGTGGATAAAGGAGACTATAACGTGATTAAATTTCTTGTAAATCCTGTAATTTTTAATGTCAGTCAAGACACTCGAGTTGTTTATCTGAATGGGGGAACTCCTGCAACAGTACCATCGTCATTTACAGATAGCACGAGTTTAGAGGTGACTTCAGGAATTGGACAACCTAAAGGGTATGTATTCGATTGTGTCCGAGCAGGTTTAAACTTTCTGATCAACAACAATTTAGCTTCGGTTGAAGAAGTGTTGCCTGAAGGTCAAACCTTTTTCAATCCAAATGGGGTGACTAGAACTGAAAAATTAACCCCCACAATCACAGATTCAGAAGCCATGGCTACCCTGATGAAAATTTTAGATAAGGTGATGATATATCTCACTAATCATGAAGATAAAATGTTGCTTAAGGTTCAAAATCAACTCACAAAGTTACCTCTTACCATGGCACCAATCACATCGCCTGTGACAGAGCTTGGAGTTGTTGAATTGGGAGACCGGGTGTATTGGTTTATAGCAGCCTCTATTTTGTTAGACGGGGAATTGTCTCGTGAGTCAATTAACCTTCAAATCTAGTCCAGATCTTGAAACTTACATAGACGAAGGGTACACTTGGGACTTTACACATAACTTTGTAACCTTTGACGCCACAAACAGATATGTATATGAAGTTTATTTTAAAGGCGAGCTGTTGTTTTCCTCATCAACAAGCTCAGAAAATTATTGTTGTTTTTGGGTAATGTCCGAACTTTTCAATAATTTAACTGAGTTTACAGAGGGGTTGATCCTGGAAAGTCTTTGCCCTAAACCTGCGCAATTGACACAAGAAGAATACGAGACTAAAGTCAAACGCCTCATAAGCATGATTATACATAGACTTGTTGTGTGGTCATCCCACACCACATTATTAAGTATCTTGGATACACGTTCAAACATTTCTGAAATTGAGAGAGACGCCTCCTCTGTGACTCTTAATGACTCTTTTTCAGTGTCTTATAAGGACGAGACCTATTTGTCCAATTATGTTAGACGATTGTTACAAATTGAAGGTCTTTTGTGTGAAAAATACGGGGGCTATACAACCCGCGTCTACCGAGGATAATTTATTATGGCAGATAATTATAATTTTACGGGATTAAGTTCAAATGTAAGTTTAGCTATCAACGGACCTGAAACTTTGTTTGGCACACCCAACACAATCCCCGTGATTATTACAGGGGCATCTAACCAGTTCACTTACACTGCGGCAAATGAATTGGAATATACGAAGGCGACAATTAACATCACACCTGGACTTTTAAATGGAATTGCAGTTGTAGGTAAAATTTTCAGAAGTGAGTGGGCGGATGTTGATGAGCTTTATGTGGGGTCTATTTCAGGGATGGGACCTCATAATAACACATCCGGCATTTGGACACTCAAAGATTTAGTTGATAATGTTGAGATTACTTCCGGACCTTACACCTATACAGACGACAACACCATTGAACTCAAACTTTACGATTTTGTGCCAGGATCGGGTACTCTGTTTCAAAGTAGTAGTTGGTGGGCAGACATTATTGACGTCCCGGCAGTGCCCGGGGTATATGAACAACAGACCTTTGATTGGCATAATCCTATTGACATTGCTTTAGACGGTAATACCTACCAATTCAACACAAGCACCACGTTACCACCTCCGCCCGACAACCCATTAACACGGGTGTATTACTCTTATGATGATGGAGTGGATTACAAACCTAATCTTGTGGCTAAAATGAATTTAATATTGACTGATTACACGACTACAATCGATACTCCCAATAGTAAATTTGTAATCACAGCCAAAGCTTACAACCCAACTCGGTTAGAGCTTTTAAGTGAGAATGCTGTTATAATTGAAGGGGCGTTACCTGTAAGCCGCCGTCGCACTTTAAGCTTTGAGAATCAAGATATCCTAGAGAATATTAATATTTCAGACGGAGATCGATTGCGTTTTGTGAGAGGGGGTGTTGGTTATGACTTTATTGTCACATCCACATATCAAGACGATTCAAAAGACGGTTTGACTCGTTATGTGTATTTAACTCAAGGGAATACGTATACTAATTTTAAAGATAAAGTTAAGTCTAAACTTGAGGAATCTGGTTTTGCCGTTACAGTTGTAAACCCACTGACCTTCACAGTGAGTGCACTTGAAGATATTACCCAAGGGGTTTTCATCCCAAGCCCTATTCAGAAAGTAAATGTGACATTTGAAACTGTAACCCCACCGCAAGGCTTATTTAGCTTTGGGGAGCCAGACTTAGAGTTACTCAAGAATTTGCCCGTGGGCTCATCTTTAGACGCCGCGGGAATTGAGTTTATTAAAGTTGGAGATGATCAATACGTTCGGTCGGATGGGTCTACAGAGCCCGTGACTGTTTTAGCAGGTGAGTTAAAAGTTTATCCCTCATTTACTAAGATTTGTTATAAAGATGGCGGTATTCAAAGAACGCCTGAAGCGGTAGAACAGCCTTGTATGACTATTGAGGGACAGGTCGGTCCCAAGATCAGAACTCGGTATAGTTTAGCCACGACAGTAAATATGTTTCTATCTTTATCCGACCCTGCATTATTAATGTTGTCCAGTGCGAGTAGGTCGACTTGGAGTTCCCAATCGTCAGTGGCTATAACTGCTCAATTGACTAATTTAGGTCAAAATTCTACCACAGGGTTATTTGATTATTTAATTCCATATCCGATTCCAGGGGTTACGAAGGGCGTGTTTTTTATGATTAGCGATTATCCTAATACCAAAATCGCAAATAAACCTCTTTTATGTACCGGGACGAGTGGGGGCATCCGTTTTTCCCACCTTGCTAGTGTGCCGTCTTCAACAATAACAGTTTTAATGAATATTAAAGTGATGGCGCACGTACATAATGGAAAGGATGTTATTCCTTATACACTAACCCAAGTAAATACAGGAATTGGTTATTACATTCGATTGCCCGGCTGCTTAACCAAGTCGTTTGAAATTACATCAAACCTCACCGAAATGATGAGTCTCAACACGACTGTAGATGGTGTTGGGGGTTATGAGTCTAATCCAAGTTTAACAGACCCCACCCCACACCCCTATCATTCAACCTTAATTGATTCAGGGTTTAATCATTCCTTTACGGGGTCTAATTCCATCATTTATTTGAATGGCAAGGTATTCCCAGTTAGCGAATTCAGTTTCAGAACGGGCGATTTAGTTGCTACCGATTACGTAAATGCAGGTTCAGACGATTTAACAGATACCAGCGGAGAATACCCGGGGATTGTCAACTTGAATTCTTTTAGTGGAGTCAGTGGGAGTACTAAGGGATTCTTGTCTCAATCGATGATTCAACAAATTGAAAAGTTTAACAATAATTGCACCGGCAGTTTGATTTTAAGGGGGTCTAGTGCAGCTACATGCTTAAACGATGGTTCAAATATCCGTGATGAATTCTTGATTCATATTCCCAATGTAACGGTTGTAGCTACAGTTGATAACCCGGCATCAAACACCCCAACGGCTGTCACAATGGAATATAGTGCCGCTTATTCCCCATTATACGATTACACATATAGTTTAAATTACTGGAAAGGATAAAAAAAACCAAACCAATCCAAGAAAACGGGAGAGATAAATTAATCTTTTATTTTTTTTGGATTGTTTTAACACTATAACAAGAGAGGAATAAACATATGCCAACATTAGTAAATAGTAACGTAAGTATGGGGTATGCATCTGAAGAAATTTTTGGGGAGCCGCCTTATGAACGATATCGAGTCACTCCAGTTAATACCTTAGAAATGTCAGCTGATAAAGTCAAGCTAAAACGGATAACTGACAAAGAAATTTTTTCAACATATTCTGTTGGGCAACCTGTGTGGGTTAAAGTAAATGGTGTGGATTATGAATTCGGTTTTGATTCTATTATTACCGAGACGAATGGGAGCTTTAGTGCATTATTGACACCGTCTACTAACATTGATTTAGTTGCGGCTTTAGCAGGTAACTATTCTGAGTGGTACATTCTCCCTGAATTTACACAAATTTGCTTCAAGGCAGGAGGAATTCAACGGGCTGCCGAATCGGCGGAAGCTGTTTGTTTAAGTGATGATGGGCAGGTAGCTAATAAGCAAATCACAGGGTTCACTGTAACCACTACTCTAGAAACAAATTACACAGGGACTGATTTTGCAAAGAATGCTATAGCTTCTGTATTACACGGGGAAGTTAAATATGGGTCAACTCTAAATGTAACTGGGTTTACAGGGTCTAAATTGTTTGATCCTCTAACTAACCTATACACTTACACTTTTACAGGTGGCTCGTCTATGGAAGTAGGGCAGCCATTTATCATCAAAGGAACTTCTCAAAAACTTGCAACTAGCGGAATCTTTTATGTTGATTCCGTGGGAGTCAATAATTTTACTTTCAAAACAACTCGAAATTTTGAAGTGACAGACCTGTCTTCTTGGTCACTTGATATGTTTGACACTGTTAAGAATGGTACAAAAGTCAGCTCATTTAACTTGGTTGTTGCAAACGAGGCATTGAAATATTACAAAGGTTTACGAGGGGCTGTAATTCACTCGCTTGATTTATCATCCCCATCCAATGAATTAGTCACTATGAATTTTGGCGCGTTATGTGGAGGCGACTTTTATATCAGCCCAACCACAACGGATCCTACCGAGATAGGAACGCCCCCCTATTCAAAGCTGGTTAAAGATAACAGTATCGGATTGCCGTTCATTGGGTCTAAGTCTTTTCTCTATCTCAATGGGAAGGTGTACCCCGTGTCTGAGTTTACATTGAAGACAGGGGAAACATATATGGTTGAAAAATCAGGGAGAACTTCTGAAGAACACAATGACGCTCTATATCCTAACAAAATAAGCGTGAACAACTTATCACAAATCGGTGGGACTTTTAAGAGCTTTTTAGATGACAAAACTTTAAGATTGATTATGGCGTCGGCTAATTCTTGTGTGGCAAATCTATTTGTGGTTTTGCAAAGTGTTAAGGGTTGCGAAGGTTCAAACGGGAAAACTCAATATTTGACTATTCATTTGCCCTCTGTAACATTGATTGCAAACGATGATAACCCCGCTCTTAATACCCCAACAGCTGTTAATGTTGAGTTCTCAGCCGGTAAATCTAATATGGGTTATACTGTTATGTTTGGGATGTATGCGTGTGCCTAAATAAGTAGCCAACTCAAATGGTTACGAAAGATAATCTGAAATGGGGTGCAATTCCCTCGCCACTGATGAGACGTGGTGTGCTTACCTTCAGACCTCTGACTTGCTATAACAGGATCAGGGTGTATAGCGAAGGGACAAAAGGGCGTATTTAAGGAATTAGGAAACTCTGTTTAAAACCTTAGCCTGAGCAGAAACTGACATGACTAGCAATATGCGAAGAGACGATTGAAGCCTCTAAATCCCAACAGAGTTAAGACACTTATATGCAACAGTGCATACAACTGCATAATCATCTAAAAGTGTAAGGGGTAAAGTCTCAGTCTAAATCAGTTAATATATTCGGATTAATCAAAATTAGGGATGAGGTTAAGATTAGGTCAAGGTAGATCAACTTTATAGAGAGTTAACCTTAATCTCACAGAGGCGTAATAATATGCGAGTAAGGGACGACGAACAATACGTTGGCAGACAGAAACGCAACGACCCAAGGGAGTTAGGGGCAGAAGTACGCTAGGAGTCTATCTAGATAAAGAATAAACTTTGGATACCAAGGTGAGTAAAAAAGCCGTCAGAGCTTACGATCCTCGTAAGAAATGGCAATTTACACCGGGCTTAATTAAAAAGGCTCGAAAACATGTTGAGTATTTGCAAACAACTTTATTTAGAGCATTTAGGGAAAATTGGAAGTTAAGATCAATTCAGATGTAAAACTTAACTTAATAAAGGAGGTGCCTATGGACAAAATGACACTTCTTGACTTCCAAATAGAACTGAATGTTGGCATAGGTCACAGAACCTAGCCATAAGACTTTGAAAGCCGTGTGACGCGAAAGTGTCCCGCACGGTTTGGGGTGGGGGGTGCGGCTAATCTCACGAAGATCCGTATTTCTATCACCATTACAGAGTAATAGTTCAGTATGGTGTCCAATAAGGACTGAGGTTCACGATTTAACAGGTCTTGCAAATGAAGGTTATATTGATGTTACATTAGGGAAAACTGATAGAGTTGTTAGGCAGTTCCCAAGGTATGCTTTAACTGTAGAAAATATCCATTTTAACCCCGATGTATTTTTTAATAGCGGACTGACCTTAAGTCTTTACACATTAAACGAGCATGTTATTCCAGGAGTATCCCGATCTATTGTCAAATATACATTTGAAGATGCCCACATAAATGAGATTGGGTATTCTTGGGATCAAAGCTCAAACCGCGTCCTGGAAAGAATAAAGTATATTTCAAACAATTCCACTAGAGAGATAATTGATCGTAGTGGCGTTGTTAGAAATGGATATATTCAACTTGAGGATGGCTTTTATAAGCTGACATTCCCAAAAAATTATTTTGTTACTGAATTTTCGTTTGTTAAAAAAAACATATATTCACAGGTTACAAATTTCGACTCGACAACTTCTATTGTGAAAGGAGTTGAAACTTACGAATATTCAATTAGCGGCATAGGACCTGTGCCCCCCTCAACAGGGCTGTTCAATGTCCAGCTAGGCATTAAATATGCGTGTACCGATGTTGTGGATGGGTTTGGAGAGTTTTCAATAGACCTGTCCACCTCTATATTTACCCTCAATTCAAATTCAACATGGAGAATAAACTGAAGTGACTTCTTTAATTGCCTTTTTACAAAATGTGGGGTTAAAAGATTATCCGGATATCAAACCCTACAAAGGACGGCGCATAACAACATCTCTTTACAATTCCCGTGAAATAAAAGAGAACGTAAGACCGACCCAGTTCTATTTAGATAATCGAAAACTGGAATTTTGGGACAATATTTGTGTTAACAGTCCTTTGGAGTTAATGTCGAATCGAATTGAAATTATAAACGGGGTTGTTAGAATTCCCGTTGTTTGCGAACGTAATTCAAATGGTGATTTGTATGTTGCCGATGGGCATCATCGTTTATATTCAGCTATGAAACACAATGTGCTGGTTGCCATTACTGAAATTGTAGACCCATTAGTCGTTTATTATGCCAAACCCATTTCTTGGGATTTGGTTAAGCCCAATGAAACCAACACACCGTCCGCCCGTGCGGTTAAACGAGAGTATGTTGTATCTGATAATGAAACGTTCAGTAGAATGTTTTATCGAGATTTTCAGAAGGCAGCATTAGAGCTCATTACCCCACCTGTTCAACCAACAGAGACTAAGGTCTCAACTACCACTAAAAGAGGAAAACGCAATGGCTAAATATGGAAAACCCAACAAAGATGTGGAAACGATGTATATCTCCAAACAACTATTAGTTGAGGGAGTAAAGGGATATCTCGTGGCTGTCGAATATGATGGTCAAGCAGAACGCGATCTTGATCTTTGTTCATATGAGGACTTAGTCAAATCAATGGGATCTTCTGAAGAGGCTAATCAGTTAGCTTCCGAGTTACCTTGGTTTATTCTGCGTCATGTTAGTTATCAACCATATCGAGATGGGATTCAAAATTTTTACACGCAGCGAATTATCAATGATGACAAAGGTTCAAAGAAACGAGGTTTATCAGGATCGTCAACCAATGCGGGAGTGAAACTCCCAAGTGCAGAAGAATCCCGCAGCCATCAAATTGACATGATGGTAGACCATCTGATTGTTGACATGTCATCCGGCATTCATTATCAAGGTCAAGAATTGACGATCAAAGACAAACCAGGTCTAAAGTTGGCTCTAAGTCAGCACGATAACCTATACCCCTTAATCTCGTCATTTAGTTCAACGGATCGTTACTATTTAGCCCAAAAAAAACTGGATTAATTCGTTTTTCGGTATCCTCTTTTGATAACCCCTTTTTCCAGGAAGCATTGCAGGAAGGGGTTTCGTATGAAGAAGCCTTGAGTTTGCTCATTAGAATTGAAGGCGGAGAATTCACAGCCCCCGAGGAGCTAATTCCATTTTTAAAGGATGACGACGTGTTTAGAGACCGAGTGTCAACTTTAGGAAGTGAAAACACAAAGCTCAATATTCGAGACTATCTCAATATCGAGGCTGTGAATGAACAGGTTGTTAAAACATATACAGGAGGCGGTTCAGATTTAAGCCTTATTCAAGACGCTATAAATTTCTATACAGAAAGCGGACTAGAGCTACCACCTGAATTGAAAACCCAAAGCCAAGCTCTTGAGTCCAAAACTCATGACTTGGCTTTTTTTGACGTCTTGGTTTTGAATTTATATTCAATGGCACGATCCTCATATCCAATTATTTTAGGTGAATGGGGTGCCCATTTCAACCCGGTTCCTATCGACGCTTTCATCCGCTTGGTTGACATTGCCCCATGGGCAAGTTACTTTAACAAATTGAGTGTTGTTGAGGTTTTGTTTAACTTAGATCGCCAACTAGATCAACCGATCTCTAAGGAGATTAAGAGAAGTATGGACAAGAATAAGTAATTTTACACCCGATCCAAGAAAAGATAAATATTCCCTTTTCTTGGATTAATTTTCCAGAGGAGTGGAATTCATGAATGTGGAAAGAATACAAATAATTTTAGCAGGGTTTGGCGGGACAACCTGGGATGGTGTTATGGGACCGAAAACAATAAAACAAATCAAACAGTTTCAACATGATTACATGGGAGATGAACATCCTGATGGTGTTGCGGGACCTAAGACTAAAGCCGCGATGTGTGAGTTCATAACAAAATATCCCGTTGATTTTGAGAAGTTAAAATGCCCTAACTGTTCGTGTGGAGGGTTTGATGGTAAGGGTATTCACGAGGTTTTGATTTACACTTTAAAAGCAATTCAGTTTTATGTGGGGGATGTTATAATCACGTCGGGTTATAGATGTAAATTAAACAACAAAAAACACGGACGTCGCACAACAAATCATATGGGTAACGCTGTTGATTTTGTCGCTAAAAATAGGGAGACTATTATTTCTAAGTGTAATTGTCAAATAGGGTGGGGAAAGCGCAATATGAAATCTGTAGAGCCTAGAGAGTTATCCCCGACTTGGGTCCATTTAGACGTGAGAGAATATGACGCCCAATATCTACAACCACGTTATTATATAACTAAGGAAGTGCCATGGGAAACTTAACAGTTAAAGAATTGTCAGATACAGTGGATAGTCTTCTTCAGGATCATAGGGACATTAGAAGTAAACTCGAGGGAATGACTTATGAAATCAGGAGTTTAAAAGAGGAGTTAACTACATTCAAAAGGTATGGTTTAGTATTAGTTGTTGTTTTTTTGTTAGGAGATAAAGGGGGGAATATTTTAGTGGATAAACTTCATCCGGAATCTGTCATAGGGGAGATTGCAAAACCATGATTATTTTGAAAGAAGAGGTGAGTGATTTAGGTGAGAATCCACGTTGTGGGGAGCAGAGGTTAGATGTTACCTGTTTACTTACATATTGGCAATTACAAGATCTATGGATGGGTTTTCGAGTGTCAATTCAATATAGGGAATGGACTCATCCAACAACAGGAGTTAAATATTTTTTTCGGGGGTTTAAAGCAGGCTCGCTTCATAATGACAATTTCAACGGGTTGATTGAGACCACAATCTTTTTTCAAAAGCGGCTGGGAAACGAGGGGTTTATATCTCCCCGTTTAAATTGTTATGACACAACTACTGACAATGTCAGATGCCCTTGTTTTGTGGACTTGATTATTAGAGGCACCCCTAGTATTCCCCGCACGTATGACATTGATACTTTGGTACACACCTCAACGTTTGTCAATTTCAGAATTGCAACAGATGCTAGCTATAGAGCTAAAAACACCACTGTAAATTCGATAAACGTTCCCTACACTTTAGGGGTGTTATTGAGTGTAAATGGGGAGGAAAGTTATAATTACATGGATCCTGAAACTCGGGCAGTGACATATTCAGGATTTTCGATTACTTTCGAGTCTAAAATCCCCAATTTTGAGTTATCAAAGGAAAACTTTGGGTTGGGCTTTAAATTTGTGGATTATGGTAATCCTTATGATGGCGGAACCGTAACTACATATAACTATTGGTATAATCCTTTACCGTTAGGTATTATTGGAGACTCAAACAACTACAGAAGTTATGTAAATTTATCGAATTCGTTATGGCAATCTAATAATAGGTTTCCTTTTGACTTTGTGCAAAAAAATCAGTTTCATTATTATCCTGTAAATGAGGGTTTCAGAAGGTGTGAGTATCCCAGTCATTATATGATGAATTATGAACGGTTTTATTTAATACAGGGGTTGTCCAGTGATGATTTAGGCACTGAAAATGCCGAGTACACTCTAGAGTTGTTGCCTTCTTTAGAAGTTTATAATCAAAACTTTCCAGAGTTAGCTTATTTATCAGGGCACCAGGTTCATGAGGCAAAATATGTGGGAATAACGGGGGGGCGATATGTTTATTCTTTTGATTTTCCAGAAGGTACCATTAGTTGGTATGGATGTATACCAGGTTCTACGAACCACGATAAGGCTTTATGTGTATATGATAATGGCATTAAGCTTTCCTCTGCGTCTACCGGTTGGCTGAAGATAAACGCTTATCAAATAAGTCTTTATAGTAAACCCGCTGGAACGGTTTCGTATACCGCTTGTTCTGGTTATGAAACAGCGTATATTCCGGGAAATTCATCAGACAATTTTCTTAAACCCGGTGGAAGAGTTATAAAAGTAACCCCTGAATTACAAGCTCTTAGAAGTCCTGCTGGTGCGGGGTTTAATAGTAGGGAGTATTTACTGGTTAGTCCCTTGAATTGGGCTAAAGGAGAGAATAACTACACGACAGCAACCGCTGTTTTATCAGGGAGGATGGAAATTTTAGCAGGGTGGGTTACCGCCGGAGAGGCGTATTATTGGGACCTTACATTAGGGGTCAATAAAATTTATAGCTTTACGAGTGGGAGTGGCACCGGGTTAACAACCTTTTTATCAGGGTTATCTTCTCTTTACATAAATTATTTATTGTGTTCTGTTGAGGGGGCTTCTTCAAATTCGGCGACTTATAATAGTGTGTATCGATATGAAATTCCTACCAAAATCGACAATTTTATTGCACTTAAAGCCTACTTACTTAAAAATCATCCCTCTAAAGATTGGGATTTCATAAAGCGAATTACAGAAATGGATACCGCGTTTATCGTTAACGAAGACAGCCATTATCTCCGTAACAACATATATAGAGAAACAACCAACGTGTTAGAGATTATAAACTCAACCCGACATAAAATGTTAGCTTTGGCTAAAGTTTCTCAACTTTACCTTCATGGGTTGGTTTCGGCAGTCTACAGGGTTCCTATAAGTTCGTTCTATGGTATACATTTTTATACATGCAGAAAAGTTACGCGTCCCACAGGTATAACTGACGCGCCTTACATCAAGCTAGTACATTTAAACGAGGGGTATAAAAGCATTTTAGCAGTCAGTTATTATGCAAATACTTCACCCTCAACATTAGCAACAAGTATACCTGTAGGAACTCAATCACATTGGACACTCACAAAACGATATGTCAGATATACAATAAATACCGACGCTAAGTATTCATCTATAAATACGTTGGTTATGGAAAAAGAACGCGCGGATACTGCCACGGTAACTCTCACACCGAGGGATATTTCAACAGTAACAACCCCGGCTAATGAAATTACACACGGTGGTAGTGCAAGTAGTACAGCTTTTAGTTATTATGCTCCAGCTAAACATTATACCTGTAAAATGATAAACCCGTTATACGAACCTTATGAGTTGACTTGGCATGTTGAGGGGGCGGGTGGGGAATATTATGATGTTACGGGTTATTCAATGAACCCATTCACAAGAGATATGACTTACAAAATGGTTAGGTATTTAATATGATAAACGGTAAAATTTATGCGATAGCAGATAAACCAAGACCCGGTAATTATACGGTCCCATTGTTCTTTTTTCCATTTTCAATGTTTCCTATGGAAAAGAGCAAGACTGCTAAATTTTTGAATGTTAATGAGTCTCAATTAGGGGGTTATGATTTAGAGAGCACGGGTCCGATGTTTTCAGTAGAATACATGCTTGAGTTGCCTTATGTGGGATATTACGAACCTGATTTCAATTTACACCAGGACTGGTCTGAATCGACAATGTATGATTACCGAATTCTAGCCTGGAAAAATGAGATGACCGTGATTATTTTGGATGTGGATGTTGTTATCATGAACGTCCCTGAATTGAATGTAGGAAAGCGAATATTTGTATCCCCTTATCTCTACGGTGTCATAAAGTCTCGTAAATTGACAGTGACAGGAGACAACATCAACAAACTAGAATTGTCGGTTGATGCTAAAAACTATGTATAATATTTTTTTTCTTTTCTTGGATTAAGAAGGAGGCTAATTTTATGTTAATAACCGAAAGTGTAAGGCTTAATTTTGAGGAGCGAGGGCTTGATAAAATCGGCAAGTCTTTGTCGTCTATCTTTGATAATGAGTTTAAAATAAAATTTGATTTTGATTTAACAGCGTTGAAAAATGCTAAAAAATCTTTAACCCAATTGATGTCACCCTCGGTAGAGGCTTTGGGATTTTTTGATATACACAAAGAAATTGACAAACTTGCGAAAATATACCAAAAAGAACGTAGTGTTATTGTAGATTTAGTAGACCAGATTAAGTCCAAAACAGGCATGTCGTATGCGGACATCATCAAAGAGTTAACAACCGATTTAAGAGTTGAGGATAGTGTTGGGGATATAGGGGAATATATTAAAGAGTTGAGTACATTTAGTAAGACTTTTGGGTATTCTATTAGAGAAACCGTAAAAAACTCATCATACTTAGATGACTCCATAGTGAGGAGTATAAACGTTGCATCTGAGCACATCAAAGAATTTAGACTATTGATGTTAATTTTAAAAGATGAAAACGTTCGTAACAAAGAACATTTCATGAAGGCATATACGTTGGGTTTTGATGCTGACTTAATCACGGCGTATTTAACTAATTTGAGAGAACAATCCGCGGATTTAAAGAAAATCAATAATGAAGTAGAGGGTCTCACGGATCATATGCTTAAGGCGGGTAAATCTGTTAATGACTACCAAGGAGGGTTGAAGGAATTAATTGAAGAGTACCGATCGACAACTAAGAAAAGTTTTTTTAACCCTATTGACTGGGATGAATTAGAGGATAAGGTAGACTATATACGGAGTCGGGAATCTAAAAGTACAAAGCGGGATGAATACCAACAATTCAAAACTAATATTAAAGATTATGGAATCAGATTATTACCAAGAGTTATGCCGATTGATGTGAATACTCTCAAAGCCTTGAATGATGTAATTGAAAATTATTTTGAAGAAAATCCCATCGGGGTTAATCTGTCGGCTAGTGAAAAAACAATGCTCAGACTTCAAAATGACGCAAAGATTTTTTTTGCAGGATTTATAAACCCTATTAAACACCAATATGGGATTATTTCCATCATTTTGAGAGGGGTTACTAATGATGCTAGACAAGTAGGGTTGATGATAGTTACGTTGTTGAAAAACATAGGAACCTATACAATATATGCTACGTTTTTGATGGCTAGAACTTTAAATAGGGTTAAATCAAGTTTGGAGTCATTGAATAATTCTTTAGAGATTTTCAAAACTGGAATTAACAGATTTCTGACTATGACGTTAATCGATAATTGGGTTATTAATGCCTCAACTATGAATACCCATTTACAAGCGTATGTTACAGCATTGCAAAAGGTGGACTTACTTTACAGACGAACTGACGGTATTGAAACCTATTTTAGAAAGTTGGGAATTGGGGTAGGTAACACTTTAACAACTATCGGTAAATTGGTGTTATTCTATTACACAATACCGGGTGCAACTGCAAAAATTTTGGTATTAAACAATGCTATGTATAACAACATAGTTTATTTGTTTCATCAATTAAATTTGTTACATTTGAGTGTCTTAGATTTGTCGTCAACGATGTTTCTATTTTATGAAAAAGTTGCGATTGTTACAATCTGGCTCCAAATCATACATTCCCAAAAAACATCTGTTTCACTCTTAGTGTTGATGGGTGTGCAAATGTCAAAGTTAGCAGCTTTGATGATGGTTGTTTTGTCAAAGATCAAAATGTTTTTTACCTTAATGAGACTTAATAACTATCTTAGTGAAGACAATTATGTAGGTCCTTTTTTGAAAGTGATACTAGCTCAAGGCAACATCTTAGAGAATGCCAAAAAGATTAACGCAACCCCTATCGTTTTTATGCGTAATTCAAAACAAGAAGTAGTGGCACTGAATGAAATATTTACAAATTTCATATTGCTACGTGTTATATTATCCTCATTAATAACTGATTTCTTACTGTTGGGAATTGAATTTGGGGAATTTAAATCAACATTTGATGTTGCTATTATATCTACATGGTTAGCCGGGTTTATGCCCGTAATAAAAGCTTTTAATTTAGCAAAGTTAGGGGCAACTTCATTATTTGCTTCAATGTTGATGGTATTTGATGTTAAGTTAGGGACTGTATTTGCAGAGCGGCTTCCTTCAATTATAGCAGCTGTTATAACTCAAACTAATTCTTATAATCAAGCGTTAAACCATAATAGGGAGGCAAATCAACAGTTTTATGATAATTTGACCATGATGATTTTTAAAATTAAATTGTCGGGGCAACATATTGTTGCGGTTATTACTAAAATTCAAGGTAGTTTCACAGCATTATCGAAAATCGCACTACCTCTTCATACTATATTATCTTACGGGGCGATGATTGCGACAGTTATACAACTGCTTAATTTAACTACCGTTTTGTCGCTATTTGTTGAAATTGAGATGTTTTACAAGTTTGTGGTAGACCTAGTGTTATCATATACTAAATTGGTCACAGATGGTATTAACGTTTTGTTTTCTGAGTTTAAAAAGCTACATACTGTTCAAGGGGCTATAACTTACGATCCTAATGTGACGGTCCCTGTGGAAAGTTTAAAAAAGTTGACGTTATACACGTTGTTATTTAACAATTTGTCCAAAGCCACGAAACAGACAGCGTTTATTTTGTCTACTGTAGACTTAAGTATTAAATCTTTACATGGGGTATATTCGACAAACTTAAAAGATCCTCCTATTACAGTGGATAAGTGGTTTCCGGAAGAGGATTTAAAAAGTTTAACACTACAACTGAAATTTTTAGGAGTAGTGTTTAGCAATACCAGAGCATTGTTGCGCGGGGGGCTGTATACAACCCTAATGTTAAAAGAAGATAAGGAAGGTCTCAAGGCAGATGTCGAGTCTGTATCAACTAATTTTCAAAAATTAGCAATAGACGTGCTAAATGCGTTAGGGGGTCCCGTCAGTTTAATTAAAAGTATCGAAGCGTTAGATACTAAAGGACTATCTTTATTTGTAATTAAAGTATCTGACGAGCTGGCAGCGTCATTAACACGGTTGTTTATTATAAGCTCATCCTTTTCATCAACCGGCATATCTATGTTTTTTGTATCTAGTATATTGGATTATGGTGACGCTCTTGAAGGATTGCCTGCTAAAATGGCGTTGCTCGGGGTGGCAATGTTACATTTTGGAGGTTATGTTCGGGGCGCTTCTTTGCTCGTGGGAGGGTTGGTAACCAACATTAGTTATTTGAGCTCAATGGGCGAAGATGTATATACCCTTGAGGCTTTAGGCTCTGTGATAATGAACATGTTTAGGGAGTTAAACACTGTGTTATCGACAGGAAGCAATTCATTGATTGCCACAACTGCGTTATTAAAAACACTCTTTACCCTTAGTGGAAAAGCACTATCAGCTCCAGCTATGTTATTAGGTCAAACCGTGGGAGCTATCTACAGAATAAACCAAGGTATTAGTGGTTTGACCACGGGCTTGAGAGATTTTCAGATTTGGTTTTATGAAGGATTTACGAACTTCAGGGCATACATCTTAATAGTGGCTGGGATATTCATCAAAATGACAACTGTAACACCCCCTGCCATAACGTTATTGGGGCGTTTTGTTAGTTTCTTAAAGCCGGTGTTAACATTTGCAAACATGTACAAAACCCTTTTGGTAGGGCTGTTTGTTTTAAAAGATTTAGGTAAACTGGAGTTTATAGATAATAATGCCTTTACGTCATTAATGTTGTACATTGCCGCGTTGATGAAGTTTGGGTTTGGTTTAAAATCCTTAATCGTTCCCGTATTAACATACGTAGCGTTATGGATGAATGACCTATATCAGAAAGCGGATAGTTTTGAAGATTTTTATACTAATTTGTTACCTGCTGAGGTGGTAGAAATTTTCCATAAGCGGTTGTCTGACGTTTCAAATATCATTGTGTTTTTGTTGGATTCCCTAGCAGCCATTGTAGCAAAGGTGAGCACTTACATCGGTCCCTTAATAAGCTTTTTTAATAGCATATTCAATGTAATAGAGGGCATTGCTTCATTTGTAGATAACAATTTTACGCTCTCAATCACCATTTTAATAGCAGCGTTGGCAATGTTAGGACAGGCGTTGCTAAAAACCCACAAAGGTGCAATAGGGCTAAAAACTGCTCTCAGTTCTAGCATCCCTTCAGTTTCTATAAAAACTTTGGGAATGGAGGCATATTACAAAGATATTACCAGCAAAATTAACGCAGCTAATAAATCAGGAAATACGTTATTAGCTAAGACATTAGAAGATAACCGACGGGAAATGGGTCAAAAAATATTAGCTTCATTCAGTGCAGCTAATATTGAGAAGGTTAATAAATCGTTTGAGACACAACGTTCAATCCTTATGCCCTCGACCGGCAGTTACAGGGATATTATTGGCGGGCAGGCTAAAGCAGGAGAATTTTTAAAAGGACCTGATAATAGTAAATTGGCAGCATTAACAAAAGACCTTTTGAATTACAAGGGTGACATGACTAAAATTCAGTCTCTAATAGGGTCTATCCATCCTCATGTAGGTCTTGACAGACAAGGGAAACCTATATGGCAATACCCGGAGAAAGATGTTAATAAAATAGCTAATTCTCTTAAGGAATTTTATAAAATTCCACAAAACGTTTATGACAAAGTTATGGCAGACAACCCAAAGAATGTAGACAAAATAATGAAGGGGTTGTCCAAAGAATTCGGTAGAGATATAAAACTGTTAACAGACCCTAAAATAATCAGGGATGCATTCAAAACACTTACGGGAGAATCGCTGACTTCTGTTAGAGATACAGCAGGAAAGTTTAATGCTAATTTTTATAGAGACTACAAAGCGGAGTTATTGCAAAAATCTTTAGATATTAAATTGCAAACCAGCGTTTTAACAGCTACTAAAGACGTGAGTGATCCAAAGACCAATGAGGGTAAGGCTAGTATAGCGGCACAACAAGCTAAATTAGCGTCTATGTTAGAAGAGCGAAAAATATTAGAAGAAAACTCCAAAGTCCAAGAAAGATACAACTCCACAATAGGAAACAGTGTGAAAACAACTGGGGTGTTTTCAGGGGCTGTTGCACAAGTCGGAGCTGTAGTTAAAGGATTTGGACAATCGGTTGTTACAGCAACCAGTGGTATTTTGGGAATGGTAAAAAGTCAAATGGTTTCTATCGCAATCATGGGGGCTGTGATGTATATGATGGGACCCATTGTTGAGATTTTAAAGGCGTTGGCGTCAACCATTATGAACGCTGTAATTCCCAGTATGACGTTAGCTTTGATCGTGTTATCAGCATTCATAAGTCCAGTGTTGGCAGTTGTGAACGTCATCATCCTTTTGAATAATTCGTGGTCACAATCTTTAACTTACATTGGATTTTTAACCGCCGCCCTAGCATTACTGAAAATAGGGATGTTATCAACAATGTTGCCTTTATTAGCCTTAGTGTCTGCTATTGGATTGCTTGTTACAGCCGTTCTCAGTTTTGAGAAATCGCTGCCTATCGCGGTACTAATGTTATTCTTTGCTACAATTTCATTTCAAACGTATTCACTGATAAGACAAGGTAAAAGTTTAGCGCAAGTGTTCTTGATTATACGCAATGCTATTCATTTGAATTTCTTGAAATCTATTGTTCTAATCACCCAACATTCTAAAAGTTTAATGGGAGTAATATCTCAATTAACAGCTGTGCTAAAAGTATTGGGTCTCATAATGAGCATGACGTTTTCGACCGTGGGATTGAAATTCACCCCATTGATTTCTGCCTTAACCTATATAGTGCAAATAATGGGAAGTGTTAAATCTTCCTTTGTGAGTTTAGGAGCGTTAAACCCGTTTGCTAAATGGACATTGGGGATTGCAGCTGTAATGACGGGATGGTTATCTTTAGAGTCTACAATGAATAAAGCCCATGCTTCTGAATTGGGATTTGTAAGTGCAGCCCCTGGCAATAGTGTCGTGGACATGGGACTAAGGAATTACCAACAATTCAAAGATAAAAAGAATAGTGCACAAATTATAGAGGAAGTTAACAAATACGTTTCTTATAATTTACAGGAAACTGTAACTGTAGATTTAGAAAATTTAGACGTTACTATGCTCGAAAGAGTAGGGCAATTATTTGACACAATCAGCAACAAAATCAAAAGTTTAAATATAGGTTTCTTGGATATAGTGTCAGTTATCACTGTAGTGGGAATGGCTTTTTTTAAAGTGAGCAATCCTTTGGGAATCATAGCCGCTCTGTTTTCTGTTATGTCCCCTTTAATTGTTAATTTTGCCAAACAGGTAGACAATTTATCGTTAGTGATCATGGGTTTATCTTTACTAACCATTGCCCAAAGTGGGTACCTCTCTGTCATGTTTGGTAAATACAAAATGATATTTTTGATTGTAGGGGCAATTACAGGAATATTCTTAAAAGACACTCCCAATGTGTTAATGTTGCTGGCTGCTTTAACTGCCGCTGTTATTCTCTTGCACAAAACCATGGTAGGTTTTCAAAAGGGAAACAAATTATTTACCATGTTAACCACATTACCCACTTTGGTTTTAGCTGTTGCCTCCGCATTTTACAGTTTTATTAAAGTTATTGAGGATATGTCGTTTGACCAATTAACAGAAAGTTTAGGAAAATATGGCGAAGCTTTAAAAAATTTAATCCTTGAATACAGCGGTTATAATGCCGTCATGTCTTATTTTGAGGAGCCCATTCCACAAACAGTGACCTTAATAGCAGACGACACAATTCTTAAAAAAGAAATGCTAAAAAAGCGCTATGAAATTTTGGTTGAACCTCAACTTGTTAAAACTGTAGATGTGAGTGTTGAACCTCCTGTAAAATCTAGAAACCAATTTGAGGACATATACCAACTCAACAATAAAATGAAAGCTTCTAAACAGGAAGAAGTCCAAGGGATAAAAAGAGTTGAATATACTGAGCAATATACTAAACTAACAGACCAATTGACCAAGTTAGAGGATTTTATTAAAGCAGGGTATTTAAACACCAAAGCAAGCATAGACACAACACGACAAATTAGATCTTTAAAGGACGAGCGGGATTTGGTGACTAAGCAAGCAAAAGGAGTTGGTCTAGATTTAAATCCTAAAATTGCTTACGAAGTCAACAACAATTTAATCAAAGGGTTTGTTAAATCTTTAGATATAAGTAATGATGAATTTTACACATTGATGTTTGAGAAGTTTAAGAGTGCCGACCATTTACTAAATACTCAATTAAAGAGAATGAAAAGTCCCATGAGTGGGGAAGGGCTGGATTTAAAACAAGAAGATGTTAATAAAAATTTGAGCATGTTGAGAACTAAAGCTGTCTTACAGTTTAAAGATTTTTTCTTAGAAGAAATCAGCAAAAGTAATGATGATGCTAAAGAGTTCATTAACCTTGCGACCGAGTTCAAAAAAGAGAAGGCTGTAGAGTCTAACTTAAAAGCAGAGGTTAACAACTACATTAGTAAGTTAGATCCCAATCTTGTAAGTAAAATTTTAGGTAAGGAAAGCGAGTTTAAGCAAGTTAGAGACTCTATGACCCAAACTCAAAACCAACTTAATACACGATACGCAAAGACTGGGGCTAGTGTGGGGGTTGCTATTGATTTTGATATTGACATTGACAAACTTAAAACTGAGGAACCTAAACGTTACCAAGCTCTGTTGGGAGTGCTTAAACAAGAGGCTATAAAAGTTGGCAATTTGAGTATGACGTCTTTGTTGGACGAGTATGATCGTATATCTGCAGCCACGTTGGGAAAATTAGAAACGGTCATTCAAAAGGATCATGCTAAGCTCGATTTAAACAATCTAAGTACGTCTGTTAGAATAACGGATAATTTTCTGAGAAAGACAAAACTCTTGGATATTACAAATGCAACTTCTGAATTACAAAAGCACAACACTAAAGTGAATACTAAGGATAGTGGTAATTTCTTTACAAGACTATTCAGTAAAGATGAGGGGTATGTCGCAGGTAAGTTAGCTAATGAAGGTATGAAAGTTAAGTATGCTATTCAACCGGATATAGACATAAAGGCATTTAACGAAGCATTAAAAGATGGTGATTTCAGTGCTGACACTCTTTTAGGAGATACAAAAAAGAAAGTAGAGGATATCCTTAAGTCTATCAATAGTGATGTTTCATTGGCAATCAAAAAAGCAGGGTCTCAGTTGACTGCTAGTGAAGTCAATCAAATAGAAACTGACGTTACCTTAACCTATATGATCAAAACAGGTTTAAGATTTGATGATAAAGTGTACAAAGATTTAAATGATGCAGCGGATGCCATAACAAAGCAGGAGAATTTAATCAATTTTGAGATAGACGCTATTTTGAAAAAAACTGCCTCTATGGGCAGAAAAACTCAAAGTCAAACTGCTAAGTTAACTGAGTTACAATCCAGGAAAACAGTTGAGGAAGTTGTTGGTTTTTTGGGCATTGAAGACGGGATGAAAAAACTAGAAAGTGCTACAGAGTTCTCTTTAGGTGTAATGGGAGATATTCAATCTAAAATAGCAAGTTCATTCTCCAGTGCAAAGGATTTGATTAAAATAGATCCCACGGCATCTTTAAAAATAGCAAAGATGGGGGTTGATAATGTTGCGAAAATGACAATGATGTTAGACGACGAAATTTTAAATCTCAAAGAAGTGATTGAATATAAAGGTGTGCAATACAGTATTGAAGAGCAAATGGAGTTAAAACAACTTGAAACAAAGCGAGCATTATTGGCTTCTCAACAAGTGATCGGTTCAACGTTGATAAAAGATTCTGAAAAGGAATTGGAAAAACTGGCAGAAGTAGTCAAAAGCAACCCAATCACTAAATTTTTAAATAATTGGGTAGGTAAAAGAGAGACCGGTGGTGTGCATGCCGAAATGTTGGGTAAAATAAAGTCGGTTAAGGAGTTCTTCAAACTGGAGATTACATCTTTATCTGAGAATCTAGTATTAAGACCCACGTTTAAAGTCGATCCCTCGTCATTGACAAATATCAAAGATGTTTATAAGGTATACGAAAAAACTCAGCAAATAGGGATTGAACATATTCAATCGAAAGTTATGGAGGGACTCACTGAGCAAGAGAAATTCTTAGCAGAAAAAATGAAGGATATGGTGGTCCGAACTGAAAAGGAAGGGGAAGAGCTTAGGAATAGCTTAATTAAAGCTTTTAGTTTAGGGTCTATGATGACACTAAAAAACAAAACTAAAAACATGAGTCGAGAACGTGTTGAATCTGACAATGATAAACTGAACATAGCTAACCAATTAACAAACAAGGACATATTTAGCGATGAGGAACGGGAAAGTTTGAAATATGATTTAAGCTCGGCAATGATGATTGAGTCGGCGGCAGATGCTTATAAAACTTACATTTCAAACGAATCAAACATTAACGACTTAATTTTTAAACGACTAAAGTTTTCAAGAGAAGAAGTTGACTTAATTAAACAAAAAATTGAGTCTCAAGGTAAATTAAAAGAGTTATACGAACTAACAAACAAGTTCAAGCATAGCGAATACGACTACATTGGTGATGAAAGTGTCAAAGCTAGTTTTCTGTACAAAGATACAATTGGAGATTCTGGTTTATCTACTGACGAAGCCGCGGGATTAGAGAATACCATTATTCAAAATAAACTGACCACATTGAGAAACGCTATAAAATCTGAAGTTTTCGACAAAATGAGTGAATTAGATAAATTAAAACTCATGTTAACAAACTTTGGAAAAGATGCAAACGAGATTCAAGAAATAGTATCATCTTATCAGGCGGATTTAAGAGAGGCATATCAAACCAAACTCAAAAACTTTGACATTTTCGAGGGTGTTGGGAATGAACTGACAGGTTTGGTTAAGAGTGGGGTTGTTGATGTTGAAAGTTATGAACGGACAAAGGAATTAGAGCACTCAAATGTTTTGTATAAAACGATGACTTCTTCTTTGACTGGATTAATTAAATTTGAAGCTAATTCTTTGAATTTATCTAAGGAAAAAACAGAAGAATTGATTCAAACTGCTAAGTTGAGAGAAGATGAGTTGTCATTTTTAAAGTCAGTTGTGGATTTAGAAAATAAGCAGTCTACCACAACCTCTTTAGGTAGAACTGTTAGTCAAGAGTATCTTAAGCCGCTACTTAATAGTCCTAAATTATCAGTTGACGATAACGCTCGCAATGTCATTTATCAAGAAATGTTAAATGAAGAGACTGACAAATTAACAGCCGTTCAACTAGGAAGAGAAGGGGCTTTATTAGAGTTAGTGGCAGGCAGATTGAATTTATCTAAGGAGGAGATAAGAGCAATTCAAACCAAAAAAGAAGAGACTGAACAATTGATTATGTTGTCCGAGGCAGAGAATTCGTATGCTAAGGAGTTGAAATTTAATTTAGCAGAAGTAGGATCTTCACTTACCAAAATTCTCACTTTGAAAGGCGGGAGTGTGGGTATGATCGCCGAGTTGAATGACGTTGGTTTTGATAAAGCAGAATTGGAGGCAAGGTTATCTACAAAAGCCGGAGAATTAAATTACCAACTTGATTTAGTAAAGGCTACCAAAGAAGAGCGAGAAGCAATTTTGCAAAATTATAAAGCTCGCACTAAAGACGTCGATTTGTTAAAACAAAAAGCTGCTTTTCAAGAGGAGTTAGTTAAACCTATAGATACTGTTGGTACTAACTTAAACCAAGGATTTAAAGCCGGTTTGATTTCACAGGGGGAATTAGGAGCCCTAGCTGTTAGTAGAGAAGAAGAGAAGGGCGCCGGTATTCTTAGAGATATGGCTTTGAACAGAGAGCTTCTGACAGCAAGCCAACAGCAAGCTTTAGATGTTGCAGAGAAGAAAACCAAAATCCTGGAAAAGGAAAAGACACGATTAGAAGAGATTAATGAGTTGAGTTCAAAGCGTATAGAGTTAACTGAATACTTAAATAACCAAACGATCTCATTAGCAAAAAATGAAACTAACTTTATAGACCAGTTTATATCCGAGCGCGGTAATTTAAAAAATTCTTTAGAGGATATGAAGCAAAATTTAAGCGGTAAAAGTCGCGATGGGGAAAAAACATCCTCCCAACTATTCGGTCCCAACGTTGATTTATCTAAGTTAAACGAAGCCCAAAAGCAGTCTGCAGAAATATTGACCCGTCAGTATAACACTTTAACTCAAATTACAGCGCAATATGAGAAGAGAAAATCTCTGTTGACTGAACTCAAAGATACTGAGAAATTTGAGTCTAAAAAGTGGGATGACCAGTTGCGTTGGCAATCTGAAGAATACAAGAAAATGAAGGATCATTTGAAGGCTACTAATAAACGGATGACTAAAGAAGAAGATATATTTGAGCTTAGTGATCGCGTTTTCAGTTATAAAATTGAGGTTGATGGTGATGTTGACAAGATCACACAAACGATTGATTTAATCCGAGAATTGAAGAATGTAGGTAAAAATGATGAAGACATAGGGAATGTATTTGAACAGCTTAAGTCTAGAATGGGTAGACTTAACACAGAAATATTCAAACCGGAAGCCCCACGAGTTTATGGGGACGAGGTTAAGAATGTTGTCAAAGGGTTGAAAGACTTAAAAGCCGGTGTAAATGAAGTGGATACTCTTAACATATTCAAAACGGTTAAGGATATAACAGATGATAGACCGGAGCGTAAATCAGCAACAGTGAAAGATGTTAGAAATAAGATGAAAGAGTACACAGACGAATTTGAAAAATTAGATGAAAACAAGAAAAAACATGCCCCTAGCATAAGTGAAGACCTTAATAAGTTAAATGAGTTAACTAAATCGTGGGCAGAATTTAACACAGAGTTAGATAATTCCTTAGGAAGTAGAATTGAATCGTTCAGATCTTGGATTGACTCAGTTACAGAAGCGGTTTCTTCATTTTTCTCTACCTTATTAGACACAGGTAATTTTGATGACGCTGTTAAAGTTATTCATGATTTTACCAAAAAACAATTTAACGCATTTTTGTTAGAAGGTTTGATGAAACAATTGAAACCTGTAATTTACGATGTGTCCGGAGGACAAGAAATTACCAATGAGATTGAAACAAACCGAGTTAATTTTCAGAATTATTTGACAACGTTGAATGAAAAAAGTACCGAGTTTATCAATGCTCAACTTCTTACTTTGAAGGGAGTTAGTGACCAAGGTAGTGAGAAAATTCTAACCAGTTTCACTAAAGAACGAGAACAGATTGCAAGCGCCGGTAATGCAGCTTTAAAGGCAGGTAATAAAGGATTGGAGGATAGTTTCATAAATCCCCTAAAAGACCAACAAGCGGCTATGCTAGAAACTTTAAAGAATCAAACAGCACACATGAAGTCAGTATTAGAAAACAATATATCTAAGTTGGGTAATATTGAAACCGGTCAAGTCAAAATGGATATTGATTTTAACAAGATATTTGATACTAAAGAATTCACGTCATTACTCAAGCCTAAGGATATTGAGACTTTAAAAGTAAACACCGGGGTTGTGAATCAAATTATTCAAAAGGTAGCTGGTGATAATAAGACTCTTGTTGAGGAAGCTAATAAGTTTTTGAGTGAAAACGGCACAATGAAAACAATGACTGACAATTTACCAAAAGCATCAAAAGAATTACAAGACGTTTTGAAATCGAATTTATTAGACCCAATTGAGAAAACAAAAACGGAACTTACAAACGTTGCTAAAGGTAGTGATGCCTTGACAAAAGAAGTAAATGACATTATGTCAGCTTATCCAGACTTAACATCTATAAGTAAAGCCCTGGAAACGTCAAGTGAAGGTGCTAAAAAGGTAATAGAAGAGAGACTTAAAAACGTTGCGATATTTGAAGGTAACCCGTTGAACACAAAGACTTTGGAAAAGGTTAAATTTAACATCACAGAAATCGAAAAGCGGTTTAAAGAATTCGGTAATGGTCAAGAAGATGTTATTGCCGAGGCTACCAAATTATTACAAGCTAACCCAGATGTAACATCAATCAAAAATGCTTTTGGGGCAGCTACTGGCGGTGTGAAGGACTTAATCGATAAGGCTATAATGGAGCCTTTGAAAAACACAGAGAAATATTTAGCTCCTTTAGAAGAAATGAAACCGGCTGATATAGTTGATCCTTTAGATGAAATGATAAAAACTTTAGAAGAGATTGAAAGAAATAAACCAAAAACTTTTGACATACAAAACGCGGTTATTAATGTAGCTAATTCTTCATCATCTTACTCTGGATCAAGTTCTGAATCAAGTGATAGTGAATTTACACCACAAGGAGGACCTGTTGCTGGGATTACAGGTAAGGTGGTTTATAAATCAGGAATAGATCCTGAAGTAATTAAAGCTATAGAAAAAGTTTCATTGGCTTATGGAATCAATCCTATTGAATTTGCAAGAAAGGCATCTTTGGAATCTAGTTTTAATAAAAAAGCACGAAGTGGGGGTGGCAAGGGTAGTTATTATGGTGTGTATCAAATGGGAAAACCAGCTTGGGAAGAAGTAGGCATGAGAGACTTTGCCGGTGGGCGGTATGATCCTTACAAAAGTGCAGAAGCTGCCATGAAATATTACTTCAAAAATCAAAAAACAGTTGGCACAAAGACGATGTCTGAAGCTAGAAATTTGGGGATTAAAGAAGGTCAAATGGCTTGGGGAATGCACAACCAAGGTCCTGGAGGATTTAAAAATATTGTAAATTTATTAATGGGTAGAACAGGAAAAGTGCCCAAAGAATATCTAATAAAAAACATACCCGCCGCATATTTGAAACAAAATAAGTTGGGGTATGGGAGTGACCTTAGAGCTTTATCTGACGCTTGGTTAAAATCATGGGGCGGTAAATGGGAAAAATTGCCCGTTCCTATCGAATTCAAGAAATACGAGGCAGGCTTAAAAGAATCAGTTGGGGCAATACAAACGGCAGCTCCTGTTGTGGTAACCAATACCAAAACAGCATTGTTAGACAACTTAAGTGGAGAAGTCGATAAAGCGATGTCTGCTAAAGTTGGTTATTTTATCAACGCAGGTAAGAATGCTATTTCTAATTATAGCAAACCCGAAAGTATGGAGAAGCTATTAGAAGTTAAGAAAATTGATTGCAGTGGTTGGGTATCTTTGCTGGCACAAAAGAGCTTTGAGACTATTAATTCACAAGCAGGGAAAACGGTGTTTGGACCTGAGGATTTTAAAGCAGTAAAAGATTCAGCTCATGGTATCATTCAAAATATTGCTGACGCAACAGGTAATGTTAAAATTAGCGATGTGGGACAACATGCTAGTTTAACTAATACACTTAAAGAAGGCGACATTATAGGAATTGACAATGGTGATAGAGCTTATAGCCGGGGTCGTGCCCGTGCAGGGAGCAACATTGATAAAGATATTGACCACATTGTCATGGTCATTAAAGATGCAGTTACAAATAAATTGATGGTTACGGAGTCTTCTTCTTCTAAGAAGGGAGTTATTAAAACAGATTTAGAAGATTGGATGAAAGCACAAGAAAAGAATAAGTTGTTTGTTGTCAATCCAATGGTTAAAGCTGTAAATGATCCCACAATAGACGCATTTAAAAACGTTGATTTAACACCGTTCAAAGAACAAATGAAAGGTATAGGAGAGGCTGGTGAGCAACAAGCTAGTTTAATGAATGACCAGTTGAAACTGATAGAAGACCAAAAGAAAAAATCAGACGAGGTTTTGTATAAGGTAGGTCAGGATCAAGGTAAGGCTTTAGAATCGGTGTTAGAGGCACACAGTGAGGCGAATGCTAATTTCTTGGAAAGTACATTGACACATTCTGAATTATCTAAGCAAGCTCAAGATGCTGAAATAGCAGCATCCTTACAAAGAGGTGAAGACGTTAAAAGAGCTTGGCAAAACTTTGCATTGGGTGCATTATCATCTATCACTCAATCTGGAGCCAGTAATACTCAAAAATTTGGAGGTATTGCTGTTGCAGGTTTAAGTACTGCTGCTGCAACAATGTTACCGCCTGGAATTAAAGAAATAGCGGGTCCTGCAATTCAAATTTTAGGTAATGCGTTATTAGGAAAATTAGGAGCCAAATATGAGAAGGAAGCCTCATGGACTGAGAAAACAATTTCAGACGAAGGTGTTACTGCTCGGACAGTAAATCGAATGAGCAAAAAAGGACTGGGAGGCACAAAGACAAAAGAGGAATATGAAGAGTTATCTGGGGCGCAAATGAGAGAGCTTAACAAGTCATTTGAGGCTCTCAAAAAATCTATTGAGGAGTTCGGTTCATCTTTAATTGGAGGCTACAGTGAGGCTAATGAGAAGTTAAAAGGGCATACGTTCACAATCTCATCTATGTATGATCGTGGTAGTGAGCAGGACGCCTGGAATAACAAAATGGAGGAATTATCTAAAGCTACAGCTTTGAGCTATTACTTCAATAACTTGACTGTTGCTGGTGAGAATATGACTAACGGTATGGTTGACACATATAACGTCATTGCTCAACAGTTAAATGATGGTACTTTAGGAATCAAAAATAGAATGTCAGTTTGGGATGGTGCCTTGTCCAAGATGCCCCGTGGCGAAGCCTTAGTTCAGAAGTTTTCCTCTGCCTTGGGTGGTTTAACTGAGGTTAATGTGGACTCGGTAATTGCAGCCATGAAAACTGCTGGTTATAGTGATATAGGACAAGAGACTGCCGAGATTATTGTTAAACAATTAGAAACTAGCCGTGCTATTATAACAGAATCCCTAACAAGTGGGGAATACGACATAATGGACGCAGGGTTAAAGAAAATAATCGACAAAACAATAACCGATTCTCTAACTTTGATTGACGATGAAATGATGACTGCAGAGGACATGCAAGAGAAATTGAAAGGACTTGTGGACTTAGGTAAATTTTATCAAAAGATTGGGTTAACTATGGGAGACATAAATCCAGATGATATTGACACTGGACAAAACTTAACTGATTTTTTAGAGCTTGTGGGTAAATCTGGGGATGTAAATTATACACGTAGCAACAAAGTTGTAGCTGATATTTTTGAAGATGCTGGTGAAGAGTTACCAAAGAGCATAGGGGATGTGAGTCGTTTCTTTGAGACAATTACAGATGGTAGAGAAAATCTTATTAACGCAGGTACAGAATTAAAACAGTATTTTGAATCAATGAATATGTTGAAAGAGATCAATCAATCTACCAATTTCAACCGTGATTTTGAAACCGGGGATCTAGATAATTTTGGGACTGAAAAATTAAATAAGTTCATTGATGTATTCAAAACAACCGACAATATTAAACCGTTCCAAGATTTGAGTGACTTATTCTCTTCATTGGGTCAATCGTTACCTTTAACAAAGGCAGGGTTTATAGACGTGTTTAACTCTTTAGATGAGACCGGACAAAACTCGCTAATAAACGCCGCCGATCATGTTGAACAATTTTATGCAAACTTGAGTGAATTAGGAGTTAAGGATAATTTAACATCGTCTTCAATTTTAACACAATATGAAAATTTAGCAGAAGCATTTACAGGACAAGACTTCAGTATAGATTCTCTGTCTGACTGGAATCAATTATCTTTAGAATTCAAAGAATTGTCCTCCTTGACTCCAGGGTTGACTAATGCCTTAAGTGAATATGGTACCACTTCTCAAAAGTTAACTGCAAATATGCAATCTTCACTTTCTAATTTAGATTGGGGTGCGATGTTAACAAACTGGGAAGAATCAGGTCCAGAGGCTATAACGCAACAAATGAATCAGGCTATATTCAATGCAGGTGTTGAACAAATATCTACTATAATACAAGATAATTTCATTAGTCCGTTGATGAGTAGTAATATCGATATGATGATGGGTGGACAGGTTGCTGGGACTGCTTTAACAACAGGTGGTTTAGCCGCTGCTAATTCTCTGGCATCAATTGTAGACCAAGTTAAAGGGGTAATTAGTATAACGCAACAAGTTTTAAACGACCCTGAAGTTCAAAAGCAAATGTTAGAATTTGCGACAACTGTGTCATCAATTAAGGATGATTTACGCCCCGTAGCTACAAGTGTGGGAATAGATGCCCGTACTCGTAAACAATTAGATGAAGCTCAAGCCGCGTCTAACCAATCTGATATGGCAGAGGCTGATACACAACGGGCTGAAGAGGCTAGAGAAGCTGCTGAAGATGCGAGACAACAACAGGCTGAAGCTGACCAACAAGCTAGAGAGGACGCTGCAACACGGGCTAAAGAAGAAGCGGATCGTCTTAAGAGCGATCATGAGGCTTTTATCAACGCGTTTAAAGAAATAACGAATGCCGGTGTTAATCAACAAAGAAAGTTTTGGGAACAATTGAGACCAACCATAGATTTGTCAGCAGGATTAACCCCTCTGGTTAACACTTGGTCATCTAATTTTAAAAAATTACAAGAAGCCGCACGTAAAGAAGAAGGTAATAATACTACAATACAAGGACGCGATTTAAGTCCTTTACAGAAAGAAGCCGAAGTAATTAAAGCACGCAGAGTTAGACTAGAAAGTCAAAATGCATCTATAAATGAAACGATTGAGAAAGCTCGGGCTACGGGTGGGATGACACAAGTCACAAAAACTCCTTATGGTACTGAACACATTGAACAAATTAAGGAATTTTCCATAAGTGATTATAACTCCCAGTTTGCAATGATAGACGAGAACAATAAGAAAATTAAAGAGTTGAATTTACATCAAAGTGTGGTGTTGGCAGGGTTTGGTGAATTCTGGAATGAATTTTCTGTTGCCATGCCTGAGGCGGTAGATATGTCAACTTTTGAAGATTGGTTAAAAGCAAACAAAAATGTTGTAGCTAAAGTTGACGAGATTGAGCAAGTTGATGTTAGTGTGAGCTTAGAGGAATTCAATACACAATTGGGTGATTTTATCAAACAAATGAAAGAAATAGACGCTTCTTTAGAAAAGGCTAGAGTTGATATCGGCGATTCAAAGACAGGTGTTTTAAAGGGATCTCAATGGACTGAATCTAAATCTTTAACCGAGTTAGAATCTTTCCTAGCAAATGATGCTCTAAACTTAACCAATTTGATGTATGAAGGCATAATTCCCTATGAAGATGTTAGTTCATTTATCTCGGATGCTAGCAACAAAATAATGGGTGTTAATCAAGAATGGTTAGCATATAACAAATCTAAAGTGATGGATGTGTCACCTTTGATCACATTTATGAGAGATAAAACTCTTGACAATTATGCCGTGCTGGGAACGTTTAAAGACTCTTTACAAGAGGTAGACAAATTATTAAGCGATAGTGTTACTGAGGAAGTACCTTATAAAGAATTATTTGAGTTCACAACCAACAAAACGATTGATAATTTTGAAGCATTCATGTTGGCATCTAAAAATAATATGGAGTTGTTAACTAATAATCCCTTAGCTGATATTTTTGCAGAGGTTAAAGAGCCGGTTGTATTACCGGTAGATTTATTGAATAAATGGAGTAATGCTAAGACATACGAGACTTTCTCAGAGTTGTTGAAAGTTTACAATAATGATGTTGCATCACTTACAGAAGTGTTGAAGAATACAGATTTAAGCAAAGTGTCAATTCAACCCAAGAAAGAAGAGATAGATCCTTTAAAGAATTTAACATCTTCACAATTCCTTAACTTGGATGCGTTGGCTACTTTAAAAGATTTTTATAACAGTGACATTGAAAGATTTAACGCAGCTGTAGACGATAAGAATGCTTGGATTAAAGACACTCAGAAAGTCATTGACGATAGCAAACTTGGCACTCCTAAATTTAGTCTAACTTTAGGGCTTCCTCAACTCCAAAGTATGTTGACTGATTGGTCATTGGTTGAATGGGAGCAGTTCAAAATAGATTCAAATTATAGTGGAGAATTAAGCGAGCTTGTGGGAGTTGTGAAGGAAACTTATACTCAATTGAATTCGGTATTTGAAAATCGTGATGTTAAAAAATTAGAATCGGATATGGAAACTTATTATTATCAGATCAAGGACAACCTATCATTTGACAATATTACTGATTACATAGAATCTTCTTCTTTTGTTGATAAAGGTAAACTTAGTGATTTGTTAGGGGGTAAATTACTTGAAGATTTTAAAGAACCTATTGAGTTGTCTCTGTTAAAAATTCAAGACGAACTTAGAAAAACAGAGCCTCCTGTTATTGATGACGCTTTAAAAGAATTAGGTTTGAACTGGGAAGCAACTGCAGATAACCTAAACATTTTACTTGCTAAAGGTTTGGACCCAACTACAGTCATTAATGTGGTTAAGGATTATAATTCAGAATTAGAAGATTTACAAAATAAACTGGATAACCTTAAAAAGCCAAAGCCGATTGAAGTGAGTAATCTATTATTCGATTTTGATTACACAAGTTTGGAAAGACTTAATACTATTACATTAGAACAAATAAAATATGTTTCAGATACTTATGGAATATCTCTAGAAAACATAACCACTGAACTCGAAAATGCGAAAAGTAGTTTAGAAGAGGTAGCATCTACACAAATTGCTTCTTTCCAAGATTTAATCGATTTGCGTAAATCAATGAAAGACCATGGGAAAATATCTTTAGATGAGACTTGGGATATGCGCGGCGGGTTCACAGTTCTCAAAGATGCGCTGTCTTTGAGTGAGCTAGGGTTAATCGATTTAGCCAATTCATTAGAGAAGACTCCTGTTGAGGTTTATGATTTTATCCAAGATAAGGCTAAAGTTGCTTTAGAAAGACAAAAACAATTTGACGACTTCTTAACGACATCAATAGAAAAACTTAAGGGTGATAAGCCCCCAGAAGTTGAAACGTATTTCAGAAATGAGGGGATAACCTCAGTTGACAAAATGCGAAATCGCCTTGAAAGTTTGAAAGGTACTGACGTAATTGAAAAATTTGGAAATGCTAATTTAGACGATTTGAGCTCTGCCACCGATACATATTTGACTTGGCTGCTAGACACTACTAAATCTTTAGATGAGGCTGTTAAGGAGTTTAAAGGGGATGACGCGTTTAACACATACACCCTTTTGGATAAAGACGCCCTCTTAGCTAAAGCCACTGAGTTCAGAAATAACCTGCCGACTCAATCTGAAATTGATAAACTTACAGAAGCGTTTTCTTTCAATGTTGAATTTGAGAACTGGAAAAAGGACATGTTGTCAACAGGAGATGATAACTTGGTTATCCAATCGGTTCGTGATTTTGGTGATCTGTCTATTGAAAGAATCCATCATTTAGCCGAGACGTTAAACTTAACAATTGAGGAAGTTCAGACTGAAATTTCACGCACTAAAGACAGATTCAATGAAATAAAAAGTGCAGTGACAGACTCCTTTGCAGGGTTTATAAACGACGAGGTTAAATTTGACACAACCGACCCAAAATTGATAGGCATAGGCTTTAAAAATACTTTCCTTTCTTGGATTAACGGGGCGCTGCCATCTAATGAAGAATTCCAAGAATGGCAACAAATATTGGAAGTTAAGAAAGGGCACGTTGAGTGGTTGAAATCTCTCAAAACTTCAGAAGAGTTAATTGACCCAAGCAAACTAAAAGACATAAAGTTTCTTGAATATTCGGATATTGTTAATTTAAGCGAAAAATACAACGTGAGTTTAGACACTGTTAAGTCATCCATTGAATCGACAAAAAGTTGGTTTGAAGAAATGAATGGGCTTGTTACAGACGCTTTAATCAAACCTCAAACCCCTGATATCACGATGTATAAAAGCTACACAAGTAAGAATAATTTCGATTTGAATGGAATTATCAATTCTATGAGTAAAGATGGGCTGGATAGTACTCAGATAAAGTTAGGCGTTGAAGAGTTGCTTAAGCCATGGGTAGAATTAGCAGAGGAAAACACTACCTTAATATCTACTATTGAAAGTTACACAGCGCCAAAGAAAATAGATTTGTCCGAGAGAGTTGGCGAAATTGAAAGATTAACCCAAGAAATAAATGATTTACGGAGTTCAATAACCAACGTTACCAAAGAAGAAGTCAAGCCTAGCTATCTAGAAAACCCCATACGATTCTTAGAGAATATTAAATTAGATTTAGAGAAACTTAAAGCAAAAATTGATGAATTGACGAGTTCATATGAGAATACACGGGGCGTAATAGAGGGACATTTGAAAACCTTGAACAATACTCCAGATAGTAATCCGTTTAAGGCGATTGAAGATAAAGCTCAATCCTTAATGGATGCCTATACTGACTTAGTTAATAAAAACAAAGAGGTTATGGATTCCATAAATAACGCAATTAACGAGTTAGATCCTGTATTGTCACCTGTGGATAATCTAAAGAAAATTCGTGATGATAATCTTGCAGACTTCCAAAAGGGACTTGAAAAAGAAAAGGAAACTTTGCAAAACGCAAGTGACTCTAAAATCGCCATATTAGAACAAGAAATGGAAAACATTCGGTCTATCTTAGATTCGTTTGCGGGAAAGACCAAGGATTTGACAAGACAGATTATGGAATTGAGAAATCAGCAACCTTCAAAAGATACTGCTTATCAAGCTTTGAAGAGTTCAATTCAAAATATATCGGATTCCAACATCATAGAGGAAAATTATAGTGAGTACTATAACATTCTTCAGAAAGAACATGAAGAGAAATTAGCGATGATTGATGAGGAGTTATCAGCTAAGCAACAAGCCCTTGACGATTACAAACAAATGCTTGAGGATATAGCGGCTAAAGCCAAAGAGACAATTCACAACATGACAATGAGTGAAGACGCGGCTTTAAGTTTTGGAGAGCGTGAAGCTTATATTAAGAGTGAAATTCAAACAGCCCGTGCTAACAAAGACTATTCTAAGGAGATAGACTTTATTCAAGAGTATAATGGGTTGATGCGGGAGGGTTATGCCAGCGGAGATAAGTACATAGAGGCGTTTCATTCAAATATTGCCCGCTTAAGAGAATTAGAAAATGTTCAAGCTAGTGCGGACAATGTTACTAAATTAAGCGGGGATGTGACTTTAGCAGAAGCTAAAAAAATGGAAGCAAATGAAGCTTACGCTGCCCAGTTAATTTCTTTGCGTGAATTAATTAACGGCACGGCTCATATGGGCGTCAAAATGGATGAGGTTAAGTTGGAGGTTCAAACTGAAAAAGATGCCTTGGTTGCAGCCTTAGCCGCCTTAGATGAGAGCTTGAAAGTTGAGGAAGCTAGGCTTAATGAAATCTTAAAAACTGAACTAATAACTTTACGGGATCAGACCAGAGAAAACCAAGAAAGACAAGAGAGTGTTTTAAAGTTAGAAACGGACAGGGAGTTAAATTTATTATTGGGAGAGAGTAAAAAGGTTTACGATTTAGAGTTGTTGAAATTGCAAGCTCAAATCGATAACACCAATATATTGTTGCTAAATCAGGGTTATTTTGAGAGTCTTATAACTACTGCCAAAGAGACAACTCAATCAATTAATTTATTACCTGATAATTTTGGAAGAGTTGTGGAGAACGCTATATTGAGAGAAACGCCGGCGGATTTATCTCAATTAACTCAATTGCGTGAAATGACAACGTTGTTAAAGGTTATTGCAGATAAATCACCTATCATAAATGTCAATGCAACAATCCCTACAGAAGCAGTCACTAAGGTTGCATCAATACAACAAACCTCTATAGCGGCAGTCACTAAGGTTGCATCAATACAACAAACCTCTACAGCGGTAGCTCCTAAGGTTACCCCGGTACAACCCGCAGTTATGAGTTCACAAGTACAGATACCAAAGAGTATCCAAACTGATGTTGCTGCTTTAAAGAATGAGTTAGACCGTGCCCAGCGTTATGGAAAAACGTTATTCGGAGGGTCTGTCGAAGCTCGTGAAAAGAATAACGTATATATAGCCGAGCTTGAAAAGCGCTTAAAGGCAATGGGGAGTTATGAGGTAGGAACTAGCTATGTTGCAGAAAACCAAGTAGCCGAAATTCATAAAGGGGAGATTATTGTAGATCCTAAATCTTCTGAGGTCCTACGTAAATATGGCATTAAGGTTGAACCTATGAAAGTCAATCAGCCGGGCGATAACCTAAACTTGAATAAGGTAGAAAATTTGTTAGAACGGCAATTAGATGTGCAAATAAAAACCTTGGTTGCTACCAATAAAATTGGGGCGCCCAAGGCTTCTGAGAGATTACCACCAAGGGAAGTGAAAAGCATCCGGCGGTAGTAAAAGAGTAACTAACCACAGCATAACAGCTATAAATATTAGAGTTCCCGCTTGATTGATATTGTTATTCATGTTATTCCTCCTACCCCCAACAAATACAGTTGGGGGTTTTTTTTGTAATTAATGGTTGGCGGCTATTATAACCTTAGTTTCAGGGCGTCCTTCTAATTCAAGCCCTACGTTTATACTATCCTCATAAAAGGACAAAATCAAATGTTTGTTGGGCAAAGCATTTAGGGAAAGTACAGCCCCCATTAATAAATCGGTGTCTAGGGGGATTGGTGCCGTTGACAATTTAACAGCATTACCCTCAGCATATCGACTGTCGTAAATGGACATTGAATGTTGATTGATCAAAAGACGGTGTTGGTACTCTTTCAAAATCAGCTCATTTTCTTGACTTTGAACGGCATCCTTGAAAGAGGAATATCTAACCCAAATCTGGTATCCTACCTCCTTTTGAATTACCGCTGTATAATCGGGATATGTTTCCCCGACCAAATAATTTCTGTCGATTTGAGATTCGCCTTGCTTCAAATCGACATAACTCTCAGAAAACGATAAGGAAACCAAGCCTTTTAGCTTACGCAGATACCCTTTGATAAACATCACTCCACGGTTATGAATGGTTGCGTTTAACGTAGTGTCAATTTCAGGCATGGTGAGTTTTGTAACTGTCAAAAGTCGGTTATTGGTAGACACTACTTGCAATACATGGTCCTCCAATTTGAACAACACACCATTCTCTTTAGCACTGTACCGATGTTGATGCAACAACTTGTGAAGAAAAACTGGGGTAAATGTTAGGGTTGTCATTTGCAAAGCTCCTGTATGATGTTGAAGTACGGTGCCAAAGAGAACTCTTTGGCAGTTGTGTCTATTCTCAAAATAACCAGATCCGGATATGCCGTGATGATGTAATTTTCACGCAATTTATCATACTCACTGCTTCTCGTTCGCTTATGTTGATATTCATCAATTTCGATAGCAATAACTGGAATAGACTCCTGTAAAATTACAGCGTCTACCCGATACTTACCAATCCGGTATTGCCTTTGAAAGCATAGATCAGGAAACTCCCGTTCTAACTCAGATATAATAGCAACTTCAATAGGCATTATTGTAGTCGACAACTCGTAGTTTTGGACAAAGTCATACACTAACTTGTTACGCCGCGCTCCCAAATATCTGGGCAAATAATCCAAGGCAAAATAAGTGGCAGGTAAATTGTTAGGGTGTATCCCATCTTTAACCAAAACGTAGGGTATTCCTAATTGAGTCAAATCGTAAGTGGGATTATTGCGAATCCTAAAGAATGATTGCACGTCTAATGCCCTCAACAAATGACCTTGAGTGTTAACCCCTGCATTACACAATTCCTCAAAAGCTAAATTTAACTTTTTGTTTCCTTTGTCGAAATAGTTTTCCCAAAGTAAAACTGCCGTTTTGTTTCTTGACCTATAACAAAGTTCGGCGATCCCGTGCTCAGTTATCCAATGCCCTTTGTCATTCGAGAAGGTAATGACGTTTTCTCGGTTAATTCCATACCGGGATGGTATGTCTGCCACGTGGGGTTTGTTCGCTGCCTTCTTTGATGCAAATCCGAAGTATTGATGTAATGACGTCCATTTAACACACCCATTTTTAGTGGGTAGCCCCTCGGATCTAAAAAACTCGATTATACTCACATTAATCACCTAATCAAACAAATATTATACTTAACAGTAAGGCGTCTAAAGCGTCATGATTTTGGTCTTTAGACTTATTCACAATTTCTAAATACAGTGTATCAGATCTAAACACAATTGTCAAGAGCAACTTCACCAAATCTTCTGGCATTCCATAAATCCGCCACCCTAGGACAAGTAGTTTTTTCAAGTTAGTGTATAACATCGTGCGAATATTTTTAGCATTATAGGGGTCGTCTAAGTATATTGGTTTTGATGAAAAGTTAAACGGGTTTAAACGAGTCGATAGGTTGTTGTTGCGTATTATTTCTGCTAACATATGAGAAACCCCTGCCCCTAATCCTGTGCTATCCATATTCAAATCAAAGTCAAAAAAATCAATATCCCGCATATAATCAATAGGCAATCTTGCCACTTTAACTAAATCCGCCTCTCCGTAAGGGTTTATGGAATTTATCGAAATTATTTTTAATTCTTTATTGACTGTAACATCAACCAATACCGTTTTATCACCCCCCGCGCCTACGTCCATTCCTAAGCTACGTTCACCGTCTAGACAACCTTCAAACTTTTCTTCAAACACGTTTTTAAAATCTGAAGTTTTGAAAAGGTTACTATCACCCCCTGAGATTTTTGGAAACAACCCCAACACCCTAACTCTATACATATCCGAGTCTTTTCCATACAGCGTATCCATATTTTCAGAATATGAGGGAGACACTCTGTGAGAATCAAAACAAGAAATAGGACGACTTAGCCATATATGTTTGTAATCAGTCACTGTTTTATGAAAATACGTCCCTAATTTAGTGGGATTACCCAACAACAAGTAATAAAATCTTCCCCCGGATAATGCGCCTTCTAATACCCTAAACAAATCATCCGGTAATCCAGATGCCTCGTCTATAACAATAAGAACAAATTCTTCATGTAGCCCCTGAAAACTCTCGGGCATTGTGGGATCAAACGTCACAAAAGAGACTACGTTAGACGGTTTTGTAATCCTCCTAACTCCGTAAGTGGTGCATTTTAAACCGGGATTATAAGGAATGACTTTCTGAATTTCTCTCACTAATTTAGTGATTAATTGTTGCCGGGTATTAGATGTGGCAACTCCCGCTATACGTGGGACAACCGATAAGGCGTAAGTAATTATTAGGCTTGCTAAAAACGTTTTTCCTACCCCATGCGCTGCGGGCAACGAGATTCTCAAGTTAGGTATCTCCCCGTTTAAAACTCTACCAAAACGAGTCAACTCTTCACGTTGCCAAGGGTCTAGTGTGTCTCCGAATTTTTTAGCAATATATTCTCCATATTTTACAGGATTGTATTTCACGCAACCTCCCATATTAATAATAACAAAAAAAAAATAATCCAGGAAGGAGTAAATTTACATTTCACCAATCAAGGTATATTAAATTTTCTCTATCAACTAAATCATTAACTTCCTTTGCATAACGATCGAAGTCGATAGGCAAGTCGGCATACCCTGTAAAATCAATTTTTCCTAAAGGAACGGCACCTTGCAAAACCCAATTAGTAATTCTCTGGATCCCCTTTTGTGTTCTCCTAATAGATGTTACTAAATCGGTACTCTTAGTAAAGATATACGTTTTTGATTCATTACCATTGCCAAACCAGTCAGCATTTGCTTGACGCACAAAGTATTTATATCGCTCTTTTGGATTCCCTAGAAAAAACGCCTTCAGTTTTTCCCCGGTAACCTCCCCGGGAAAATTATTTACAGCTAACAAGTTAAGCCACTTGCCATTCAATCGGTAAACACTAGGTCCTTCAAAACACCCTTTAGCAACAAATGCCCAATGTTCTTCTTGAGTGTTCAAAATGTAATTAGACGTGTCCTTTATGTAACCTCCTTTGTAGGTTTTGTAACTCCATTGAATTGCGTCCTTCCCTGTTAATCGTTCACAAGTGCTTTTAATAACTTGTTTAATATAAACGTCATCACGAACCCCCCGACTAGGAATGAAAAAGCCGTCCGTATTTACATAAATAGGAGGGTAACCCGCGTCTGTCAAATCTGAAAACACCTCCGCAACTAATAAGAAACAACAAAAAATCATATTGTTAGCGGTACCTACAGAAAAAATTACCGAGTTCTTATCTAACAACAAACCGTACGCAGAATTCACAACCAACTTTTGAAATTCTGTTGATTTTTTGGGAATGCTCATCTCGGCGCTTCGTTTATGATCAAGCATCTCCCCTAAAATTTTCACAAATGCAGTCAAGCCCCCAGGCATGCTTCTGAGGTGTACTAACATAGACGGGTAAAAACTTTTGATATCCGCTACTAAAATTCGCCCGTTAAAACAAATGGGTTGTGTATAATTTAAATGAACCCCGCCCACCCCAAACATTAAAACCCCATATGGTACCGGTAATTCAATATCCTTTTTCAACCCATTGTTCAATATTGCCTTGCCCAATACTGAATTTACACCTGGCAAAGGAATCAGGAGATTTTCATTAGGATTAGCTCTTAATGAATTGGGCTTTTTCAATTCATTTCTAAATAGGTTATTTGTAATTCCAGCATTATGTTTTAGCCACGCATTTTCGCCTTTGGTTTTCATAAACCAAAACAGATTTTGTGCTAACAAATCCCCTTTACCTGCTAATATCTCATACATCACTTTAACATCCGTGTAGCAATATGTGATTGCAGCTCTTTTATGGCTCTCTGTTTCAATTAAAGAGTTGAAACTCAAAGGACTGTCATAAATGAGACCGAGTTCAAGTTCCGCTACTGTTTTTAATCCGATAGGATACCGTTTTTTTCCAAAAACTTGTTGTAATCTCATAACCGCTGCAAAGTCAGCTACATTGGTGAATTTCTCACCTCCTAATAACAGGTAATTCTCATCCTTAAAATTACCCTTAATAATGGAGTCACTCAATTCCTTGATCTGTGAGTAAGTTAAACCTTTTCCAACAACTCGGTTGATCACAATGTTATCATAATGAAACGAGTTATACCCTAAATATGTTGTCATTGGACACATTGCATATTTGAAAAAATGATCGTCGTGAGTCAGTTTAAGTAAGTCTCGGTAATAATACACCCCGTCAATACAAAATACCATAAACGCGGCGTTAGGAAACACCTCAATGTCATATAACACTACTCTACTCATAATTACTTAAATCTCCCCGGATGTTACGACGTGATTCTTTACCCTTAGATACAAGAGTGGGTTTGCTAAGGTAAAGATCAGGCACCCCATGATCTAATACTTCACGAATATCCTCAGATTCAGGTATAACAATAGGGACCTCGCTGGGCAGGGTTAACCGTATTGTGCGTGTAGCACCTTTAGAAAAATCAACCCCTACCTTTTTATTACTAGGAGATGCCCAATTAAACACCTGATTCTCAAACGTTATCTCCACACAATTACAAGGGTGTTTGAATTGTTTATCAGGATCGTAAGTATATAGTGGAAAGTCCCCTGTATTCTCTTCTTCTTGAATTAGGTTCATGTTTGAAAATCCCCCGTCAAACAAATCTTTGTTCTTCCCCGATTTAGTGGGCTTCCCGTCATCTTCAGATGAACTTTTAGTTGTGGGTTCAACGGTCTGAACAGTCAAACCGAATTCTGGGAATAAGCTCATTTATTTTGTTCTCCTTCGAGATACTTAACATGGTTGATGATTCTGAAGCGTCTACCTTTTCCAGATATGAAATTGGCACGTTTCCAAAAATAATCCTTAGCTTTAAGATCGCTTACCACTTTTTCAAACCGCTGGGGTTCTGATTCTAACTTATTTGCCATGGCTTGGGCTTGGTTAAATCCAGTCAAAATATCCATAAGTTGCCCTACAGATTCTTCCCCTTCCTTTTGTAATAACCCTTCGGCTAAACTGTCAGTTAATTCACCATAAGGATACACATAATCCACAAGAAACGGGTGATCATATTCACCACGATTATATGCCTCACGAGCAGTGATGAAGGGGGCAGCCAATGAAATCATGAACTCACGAAGTCGGTCGTTATGATGCATCCAACTTAACCCGTGATAACAAGCTGTCTCACTAATTGCCATTTTAGCAATCGCCGACTTACCTGGATTTTCAATAGTATTGGTTACAGTCTTAGCTTCTAAATAAGCGGCTTTCATATAAGGAACGTGCTCCTTTATAGGATCAAAAAACCGGTCACTTTTTTCGGGTTGATATTCATCTCCAACAGCTTCACAAATATCTCCAATAGGGCGAGGTCCGCGCATGTATAGAGTTGAAGAAGGATTAGGGCAATTACCTGGAATTTCAGGATATGCATTTTTATCAGTTGGGTATTCACCACTAAGATACATCAATGTAATATCTTTAGGTTGAGGGAGAATACAATCCTCAATTATCCCATGAATTGCTCTATTCGGCGCAACTCCGGTAAGTCCCTTTGTGACCCGTGTAGGAACTTCATCAAAGTTAATACGAGATTCTCCGGTTGGCTTTAAACAAACTACCCCCTCAACATCGTCGATCCGTTGGCGTGCCAAATTATCAACTTTACGACCTTGGGATATTAGATATTCTTCCGTGTTGGGCACATATGGGGCATATAATTTCAAAACCGTCATATGCTCATCATCAGTTGGCAACTCCTCAAAAGTGGGGGACACATCTAACTTAAGGCTATCCAAGAAAGGGATAAACTTTGCTCTCTTATGTGGGGGTGTTATGTAATTCGATAATTCCCGGGCTGCGGCTTTATCAGCGTCATTGGCTAAACTCAAAATACTAACATCCGAGTGTGCATAACAGCGGTCATACAAGAGATTGGCTTTTAAGACCTTATCTTTCAAATCACTCAATTCAGATAATTTTTCAGGAAACATATCCGTGAGGGTTGCGAATTCAAAGTCATCCAACACAGCAGTATGTAATTCAGGTGAGAGGAAGTTGTTTGATTTTACAGCAACAAGAGGCTCTCTATACATTCTCAACAACCGAAGTAAGTTGGTTAATTCATCCCCGTGATAGTTAGTCTTTAAAAATCCTTCAAATTCTTTGTCCTTGTTTGGATTATACACAATCCAAAGTAAATCTTCAGATCTCTCCCACTCTTTAAAATTCTGAAGGTGCCAAACTATATCTAAGAAACTGTCCTCTCCCTGGAAATACCCATCAATAACAGGTTTTTGTGGGACGGGACTCACTTGATTTATAGGAACGATATCCTTATTCTGTTTTTCAGGAGGTGGTGTTACAGGATCCTGGTCATCTGGGTTTTCATGAATTTGCTCTAATCTCATTCGCACATATTGAGTTTTGGAGTTTACAGTGAAAAACAATTCCCTGTAATTATACAGGGACTGCGTGGGTTCAACTCCCAAAAACTGTTGTTGTACTTGTCTATACGACAGAGCAATTCGTAATTTATCTTCAAATTGACTGTGCGATATATTATTCTTCAACCCTAAGGTTCGCTTATAGCCGTCGAATAGAGAATATTGAGGTTCTTGTTTGCGATTGGTATTTTGCCAAAGTGTTGTCCTTTCCTTAGGCTTTAATTTTTTACATTCGTTCTCGTCCTGAATGAAAACTCGTTTGAAAAACATGAGTTCAGAAGTTGATAGTGCCGGATTGGAATTAAATGACGGTGTAAATACGGCTTCTGCAAACGCCATAACATCAGCGGGAACTTCTGTTTTGGTGCTGCGATAAAAATCCTCATCAGACACCACGGTGTTGATGTTTTCGCAAATCCAGTTGAAAACGGCTGGTAAGTGTTTAGACAGCGTTCCCAAAGTATCTACTTTAATCGAATTGTTACGTTTTCCCTCTAATGTTACATATCTCAACCGACGCTCTAATCCAGTGTCATTGTCAAATTTAGGAGTTTCATTATAAACAAATACCATTGAGGCACATGTTTCTACATATACCGGATTCTGGAATTTGCCTTCTGTTCGCATTTCACCACCGGTAGCACTGGTTTTGAGAAAGCTAACATCCCCAAATATAGGAGGTGCATCATCTAAAATCTTTATTGATTTTAACGCATCCTCATGTGTGAAATGAAATTGAGACTTGTTTTTAGAAGCCACACTCATGGGGTTAATGTCACCCGCATAAGGGTCCATTGATTTTATTAATAACCCTAGCTGCGATTTACCAATCCCGCCCGTGCCTTCAACAACATATATAGATCTTGCATGGGTTGCTATATGGTCTTCATTGCCAAAAAACAATGACCTCAACATACGCGCCACAGATTCTTTTGACTTACGACTCCCTCCACACATACAGTGACCCAAAACAAACTCAACTTCTTGTTTAGCTATGTCGTCGATAGCTTCAGGAACGTACTCTAAGTGAATGGGTGGGTATCGTAAATTCACGGCAGCTGGACGTGTTTTGTTATCTGTAACAAACCAATGATTGCTACCATCATGCATAAAGTACCCATTCTTAAATGCAAAACCGTACATATCCAGTCTAAGCAATGGATGATTAGGTATGTTACTTATTAGTGTGTCAGTAGACCATCTTTTGATTTTATCTAGAACTGCTTGTGCTTCTTTATACACGGCACTACCCTTAGGCTCGTTTCCCATAAGATCGGTTAATGCACTGGTATAAGGAATCATTGTTGCTGGTGATTCAATTAAAGAAGTTAGTTGCTCTAAGCTCACTACTAATTGATGAGGAACGCAATAGAATGACTTGGGACCTAACCTTAAAAAATTATTTAAAAACCCCATGGGCTCTAAAAACGAAGTGGTTTTGCTCCCTTGAATCATGGGTAAATCCCCGGGGTTGTTATTCAAAGTGCAAGGTGTGACTTTACGTTCATAGTAAAGACGGTTTGCTAAAGTTTTCCCTGATGCAAAGGCAATAAACTCAAACAAGGCAGCTGCAACCCTCTGGGCAGTCTTACTTTTCAAATCACCAAAATCCCCTTTCAAAGTCGACGGGTTCATAGGAAAAATAGCCAGTCTCACTTTTTCTGAATTTATAGTGAGTTTAGAAATACTATCCGTTGAATGATGATTAGAATCCACATCGGGAACTATGACTACCGTGGTTACCTCAGGAAAATATCTACTTAAAGCGGTATCGTTAATAAGGTTAGGGTAATTGTTATGGGCTCCTACTGAAACTACATGTTGGTTGGGAAAATAATTAGCAATTGCTAGAGCCGTCATTATTCCCTCACAAACGATTAAGGTTTCGCACTCCTCAACAGAAGACTTTATCCAGGCAAAGGACGCAAATTTACTCCCTTTTAAAGTACGTTTGTGATGTTTATCGTTTCCAGGATCTCTACAAACAAAAGGACAAAGCTCCCCCGTTTCGATAATATAGGCAGGTGTATAAAGCCGTTTCTCAATCAGATAATACCCTAGTTCAACCAACAACCTTAAGGGAACCCCTCTTTTCTTAAAATCCGCTACCACCGATTCAGGGATCGAGTTTGGGCAATGTAATAGTTGATGGTTATGGGAGGGCTCCCCTACGGGTTTTGAAATTGTTTCCCCAACCTTAATAGTGGGCACAGATCCTACTCTGGCTTCTACCTCGGCATATAAACCCGGATGAACACCTTCATACACACTGCTTTCAAAGCCTTTAGAATAACGGTATAACAAGAGTTTGTCATTAGAGGTTAATAATACCGACAAATCGCATGTGCTTTCCCCGTTTGCCTTAAAAAGTCTATATGTGTATGCTGGGTGGGTATACTTGGGACTACTAAGGAGGTTCCATTTTGGGTTGGTAGAATCAATGATTATCTTTGATCCCACCCCTTTTACTTTAATCTCAAAGTTCATTCTACCTAATCCTTTTTAAAAAAAATCCAAGAAAGGAAGGGAATGATTTCTTCTTTTCCTGGATTGTTATGATGTTAAGATAGATTCCAGTGATTTACAGTATCTATAGCTTCGTCAAGAGGTTCTAACAACAAAGTACATATTACCTCTGGAGGTAATGGATATTCCTCATCGTAAGTTGTTAAAAATTCTATATACGCTTGGTCTATTTCGTCCAATATAAAGTAAGCTGTTGCGGGGGTCATTGTAATACCTCTCGCTTAACATCATTCTTTAAATTTGTAAGACCCTCTAACAGCAGCAGTCTAAAATCCTCAAGATTGAGCTCACCTTCATCAACATAACTAATCGATTGTTCAATCAACACAGTTAAGGTGTATAGAAGTTGGTCAATTAAATCTGATAACGCTTGATAGCTCATCGGTTATTCCTCCTAAAATTAGAAATCCGTGTATATCAAAGTGTAAGGGTTGAAGCATGACCTCTTCCCCATTTACAGCCGCGGTAAATATAGAGGCGCTGTTAGTCCCATCTCCAACAGACCTCATCCGCTCTGTCATGAAAAACAATCCTGATTGAGGGTCATGTAGCGCACTATAACTGTCTACTTGCCAACTTGGGGTAAACAGGACAAATACCCTAACCTGGGCATATACAGGTTCTATGGGGTCTCCTAAAATGTTAAAGGAGCCGTTGTCAAAAATCTGGACAGGCTTTATATCCCCCGAGTTATGGTGTTCTGTGAGTTTAAATCTCCCCCCTGTTTCTTGATTATTGTAGATCATAATCCATAAACCTGTGCTATCATAGGCAATGCCATCCACAGTAAAACGATAGCATATAATGACGCTATTCCATTTGCAACACCCAACCATTGTGGGTAAACATATTCTTTCCTTGTTATAATCGTCTTCCCAACGCCAAAAAGGGTTACCACAAGTATAAATACGGTCACCCAAAGGTGACTGTAATAATGAAATTGTTCAAAAGTCATTTAAGCTCCCGCAGTTATGTTGTCGAATAACAGGCACTTTAACCTGCCCTATCTTAAAATGTATATTCTGTACCCTCCTCATATTAGATGGATGTGTAGATGCGAATTCAGGGATTGAATCAGGACCCCAGCTAGTAATGTAGTCACTAAGCCCATAAGGGTCAAACCCCGCCCACTGAACTATCATCACAGCCAGTTTGTCAGCCCACAACTCATTTAACCTACGCCCATATAAACCCGAGTAATCGGACAAGAACTTTTCATCACGCATGGCTAAATGTGCAAATTCGTGAGCTATAACCCCGGCTAACTGATTCACGGGTTTGTGTATCAATCCCCGGTTAATAATTATCAAGCGCTCATTTACTCTTACTTGACTTCCCATTTGTCCACTACCATCAACAACCATCCTTGCCCGTACATTAGGAAGGACCGCTTGTATTGAGTTAAAAACACATTCTACATGCTCTTGATACAAGGGTTCTATAGGAGGTAGCTGTTCCTTATTTGAAACAACTACCGTACAAGATGTTTGCAAAATGATGAAGATTAGTAGAGCCCTTTTTGCAATGTGTCGCATTGCTGCACACCTCCATTGAGACAACCGGTATATTCGGCTTTTAACTCATCACATTTGCGTATTGCCTTTACCAAATTGTTAGGGGCTCCCCTAGTTGCAGAAGCCACAAACACACGCCATGACGTCGGTGTGGGGTTACCGTCAAAAATGTTGAACAATCTAGCTTGATGCAAATATGGACATTTGGGATTCTTCAAACAACTGTGTAGTTTTCCAATCATACGACGAATTGCGATCATATTTTGCGCATTCGTGTTATTTTGGGTATCGTATATCGTGTTGGCAGGAACGTGCAATGCAATAAGCAACACTAATTCTAACATATTTTACCTCCTGCCGGCTTAAGCCGGCAGTTGAAGGGTTTAACTAAAGGCTGGGATTAGTAATGAAACAATCATGTTTGTTACAAACATCATCGCAGTAATGACAGCGCCGAGTGTTACCGGATGGGGTTTTTCTACCATAAATAACATACCCATCGCCATACCAAAAATTAAAACTATTCCAAGAAAAAAAACTACCCATATGGGTATTGAGATAGCAGACAAAAAACTCACAACCATTATCAGGATAGAAATCATAATCAACCGAACATCGTTTGTTTTAAAATTTAACATATTGCCTCCAATCTTAAATGGGTTTTGAAAAACTCATCGTAACTCATGTTGATTCGTTTAGACAGGACAAACGCAACATTTCTCAAGTATTGTGTTAAGTAAAAATCCAGAGAGGCTTCATATAAGTGTAACTTATCTACCTCAATATCCGAAAACCGCTCGCGGATTGCCTTTTCACGAAAAAACACTAGAGAGGCGTCAAGGTGATGCTTCAGGAATACAATCCCCACAACATCTTTTCCTTGATACGAGCACATTATGTCAGGTAATCCCATCTCGGGGGACGGGTGAAGGACAAATTTGAAATAAGGGAACGCTTTCTTAAAAATATCCCACAACATAATTTCAACCCCTAGAGAATCTACGTTGGACATAGTGCGATATTCAAAGAGGTTTAACCGCAAATTTGAAGATGAATGTGCTAACTCAATAACGCCCTCTACACTAACATACCACTTTAGTCCAGGTAAGCACATTACGTTTTCTGAGTCAATCTTATTTAAGGCATCCTCAACACTACCCCGCCAATAACAAGTAGTTAATATCTCTCCTAATGAGAAAAAGGGTTTATCCAGATGACGATAATGACTATGCCCGAATAACGCAAGCTCTGCTCTGTCATACATATACAATTGACCTCTATTATGTTAGATGATGAGTATCACCACAATTAAAATTAAAATAAGTTCCAGGGTAGAAAATTTAGGAAACCACACAGTTCAATTCCTCCTTGAATATACAAAGAAATTATAGCTAATAAACCAAACAAAGTCAAGAACATTTTAAACCTAATTATCAAGTATGCTATAATTAGGGGTAGGATTACCGAGTTTAGTATCATGGTCCTTTTCTCCTGCCCCTTAGGCGGGGCAGGTTGTTAGTGCTTATTTACATACCGGGTTCCCTGATTTCATCGCTTCCCTCAACACACTGCATGCCAATGTCGATGATTCTTGTAAACAATTTACGTGATTACTATGCAAAAACGGATCGTTTCCTATATGTACCATAAACGGGTTATCAATTCCATAATTCCTTATGAACTCCCTGTATGTATTTGGATTTGGGTTACACATAAACCGTGTATACCATGGTTTATACGGGTGATCAACGGTACCCAACCGGTTAAGTTCTGCAAAATAACCGTCTTGCGCCATCCCTTTCATGCCCGATAATGTCGGGACATTATCGGTTAAACGAGCTGTATGTTCCTTAACTTTTATAACGTAGTTGACTGTTTCATCATGTAAAGCCGTCCAATCACCATTGAGTAATACAAACTTTGCTTTGCCAGGTCCACCGTTAAACGCAGCAGAAAGATGTGATGAATTGGGCATAATGGTGATCTCTCTAGGCAAAATACGCAGTAAATAATATACACCGCACTGTGCAACCTTCAGCTTGTAATCACCTTTCAACACTGTAAAATCTTTTGGGATCTTATATACCTTACGATTTTTACCAGTTCCCACATATTTCGGTCTCTCCTTGTTTACGGTATGCAACAACAACTCTACCTTGTATTGTTGGATAGTCCACTTCTTAGTTTTCTTATACTCATTGTCTGTTTGACAATAGCTGAAGTGGGTACCTGGCATCACTTGAGTCAATCCCATAGCGCCAACCCTAGATACAGCTGTAGTACGGTTGAGACTCTCCTGATGAATTAATCCTACTATATGCTCCCAATTTTGTCTACTAACAACAAGTTCGTGTTCAATTGCCCAACAAGCCAACTTTAACCTCAACATTTCTATACCTGGTTCACGTGTAACATATTTGCTTAGAACTTCCTGCTCTAAGTGTCGTATTTCGTTAAACAAAGGGGCTATATCATAATTAGGGTTAGTGGGACCGTTAAACCCTAACAAATCCAAGCAAACAGAAGATATTTCATAAAAATCGTCACTGACAGTATCTACTAACTTAAAAGGAGGTCCAACCCCATATGAGTTGAGTGTCATAAACAACAATACAAGTCCTAAGAACCCTCTCATCCGACCCCCTCTACAATTACACTCTGTTGAATGATCACGGTGGTGCCAACTTTAACACGGTCAAATAACCAAACAACATCCTTGTTTAACATTCGTATGCAACCCATTGAAACTGGTTTTCCAATATTGAGTTCATCTGAAGTGCCGTGAATATAAATACGCCGTGATTCGACATTACTACGGTTGCCAGGGGCGTCCTTTAAAGTCATTACCCGTGTTGTAATAGCATCCCCGGGTTGATTTAGCTTTGCCATACCCACATTTTTCAACCCTTTAAACCGGGTTAAAATTTTGGCACCCGCCCCAACCTTTTGCTTAATCTGAAACACGCCTGTAGGCGTGCCATGACTACCATGACGATCGCTAGTTCCTCCCTTACCTGTAGACACCGGGAAGTCGTTAATGATCACGCGGTCAAACTCGACATACATCCGTTGCTTGTCTATATCTATCAAAAGCCGGTAGATGCCCGGGGGAACATCATCAGCAATTCCTGAGATCCCTGCGTTAACACTTACACTAAATAGCATTGCCGATATCATTGCCCATATAATATGGTATTTCATTTTGTTGTTACCTCGTTTGTTAAGATGAAACCATTGTATCATAGCTTTAAATCAAAAGTCAATAACAACCTACCTATACTTAGGGGTAATAACAACCTCTTTCATACGCTTAAGACCCGTACCATGTCCCCTAAAAACCTCGATAATGTTAATTTTACAGTCTTTGTAATTAGTTTGATAAAAATCGTCATCCTCATTTATATAGGAATTGCTAACTGCCCAATCACAATCTAAGGCAAGACAAAATTCTGCTAGTTCAATTTGTTCATTGATTAAAAAAGGTTCTTTATTGTAGCTTGTGAACTTAGCAGTTTTACTTGTGGGTCTATAGGGTGGGTCAAAATAAATGAAACTGTTGGGATCTATATTTGTCAAACAATCTTTGTAAGACCCGTGGGTTATATCAATGTTTTGAAACAACTTAGAAAGCCCATGTATATTCACAGAACTATATAATTTATAGTTTTTCGCATCGCCGTATGTATTTGTATACAACCCTTCTTTATTTATACGCAGTAAACCATAATAACTTCTGCGTCCTAATACGATGACGTAAGCCGCCATCTCAATTTTAGATGAGTTGCGATCGTTAAATAGTTTACGTAAATTTAAGAAACTATCCTTATCCATTTCAAAATTTTGCCACCACTCCAACACCTCACATAACTCAGTAGGCGTGTCTCGAATAACCTCATAACATCTAATTAAATCAGCATTTAAATCTGAAATACACACTCTATCAGGATGATAATTTTCAATCACGTAAAGTAAGGATCCTCCCGCCCCAACAAACGGTTCTATGTAATAATTAATTTTTGGCGGGAAGTAAGGTACAATTTGCTTCATCCACATTGTTTTTCCCCCACCCCACCTTGTAAATGGTTTGAGTATCCCCATATTTATACTCCCAATTCATTAAGTAAATATATAACATGCCCAATAGTAGATACACTTCCCGCAGCTTCTAACTTTTGGATTAATTCACTTGCCGAATCTGCAGTAAATCTCCCGCGGTTTCCAGTAGCGTGATATTTACCGGAAACAACTAGACTATCTGCGGGATCCATAACATACCCCTTTGGTTTGATATACTGTAGAGGGACCTGTGAAGTCAAAACCAAGGACGTTATAATCAACTCTCCTACCTCTACCCCCACACCGTTGGCTACCTGCTCCATAAGAAAACTTAGTCCGCTGACATTGTATTCGTAAGCCATGTTTAAATTATGGGTCCTGAATACAGCGGTTAACCTCAATTTAGAGTTTCTTATCACAAACATCAGCGACACTAAACATGGTGAACTATCTTTCCCGTCTACAAAATTATTCCACAATGAATGAAACGACTTCCTACTACGTGGGTTATCCTTCAAGGTTGTGGTAACTTGCTGGATAAAACCACCCAATCTATTACCGTATGTATATTTAATCCCATCCGGTACATGTTTACTCATTAAGTTTAGGTGATAATCTGTAAATTTCAAATTTGATTCAGGGCTTTTAATCACTGTTGTCACATTTGAAACTTCAAACCTCAACTCACCTTTATCATTGGTTTCTCGAGTCCCAAATTTAACTATCAAGTTGTTCAATTCAGTCAAAACAACACGAATGTTATCCCCTCTTATTAAATGTCCAGGGATGTTATGATCCCGTTCCTTTACTTCATAATTCCCAAAAGGGACTTTATTAACTCTAGGTTCATCGCTGTCCTGTAACGGTCTCAACATAGGCACATTCAACATTGACAACTCTCCTATGAATATTGTTTCTACCGGTAAACTTTCAAAATCTTTTTCTGTGAGTTTTCCCATGTTAGTCCCACAAACCAATAAATACTTGATTTGAGGGTTGTACAACAAGTTGCTTTCTATGATCGGTAATCCCACACCCCTCAACATTCCCAACACGCAAATTCGTTTGGCAATGTCGGGGGCTTTGTGCTGTAAAATTTTCCAAACTAGACTGGGCTCGCTCCAAAGTGTACAAACTGCAACATCCCCAAAACCATCCCCCACAATCATCACATTATAAGGCGGGTTATCACATAAGACGGGTATAAACTTCATACAGACCCCTCGGGCTCGGACGTCAAGGTGTACATGTATTCTAAGGCTGGGCTTTTCACCTGCATAGACAAAATCATGTCATAAACTATCGCAACAGCCATAGGAGTAAATGAATCTTCAAAATTCCCATCCATAATTTGAGTTGCTACAGTTTTTAGTTCCAACCAAATTGGTAGTAGTGAACTATCTTGATACCCAGCCGTAACTGCTAAGATGATTTTGGAAAAAAGAATTTGTAAATTGTGATGCTCATCGTCAAACGCATCCAATAGTTTACCCACAGCAGGACTATATGTAAAATTCAACATGGGTTATTCAGTCCATAACAAAACGTATGCTGAGGAACTTGAGAATCTTTAGTAGCATAGACATGACGCAAGTTATAGTTTTTCCAGTCCCCACAAAAAACATAAGGAACGCTATCTATATCTGGGCGAGCTGTATCAGGGAATAAAAAATAAATTGTGTCTGAAAACGGGAGATCAATTTTCCCATAAGACACCGTCCGATCTCGATAAATATGAGGGTGTTCTCCTCCAGACACTTTATACAACTTATTTACTGTGTGTGACAACGGCAATACATCTAACCCATCCAAACGATGACTCTTAGGAACGAAAGGACTTCCCTCAATGTCAACATATAGTTCGTTCTCAGTTGTGTCATCTATGTGAACTTCTAAGTGAAAAACATCTTTATCGTTTCGGTAAAGACGACCTTGCAAAACGTCAATCAAAGTTTTTGAAAAAATAAACGGGTTGACACTTTTATAACGATCGTTTGGCATATGGATAGTTAAACTGAGACTCACAGGTGCTGGTATCAACGGTCCTATTCTCTTAAAATAGAAGTAATCCTGTAATCCCCACCGATGAGTGTTGATTAATTGCTTAGTCTCGTTGTTAATTCTCAACGCCGTCACATAGTTCAAAAGTGAAAACACGGTTTCGGGTAATTTAATTCTCATAGTTGCCTCGATATTGTTGAAATATAATCCAAAAAAGGAAGAAGAATTTGTTTATGTTTTCTTGGATTAAAAATTATACACTCTCTCCATTCTTAATTGACCCATCAACCCCCTTCGTCTAATAACCTCGGGACCGTAATACACCATGCGTAAAGAACGCCTCGCGTAATCAGGTTCAATTGAGTCCCGTAACCTCCCGGTTCTGACAGGGACCCGATCTTTCAACCAAAGTGATAGGTTTAACAACGATCTCTTTTTAGCAGCCTTGGAGATCTTTAACAATGTTGTTTTCCACGCTTTGCCGTGGCGGTCCACATAAATTTCCATTAGACCTCACAAGCCCCGCCGGTACATAAAGGGTCGTCAAACAAATCCTCATCAACAACGGTTTTCAATCGCCAATAGTATAAACTCTTAATTCCCTTTAGCCAACACTCCATAATTGCCCACTTGACTCTCTCTACTGTTTGGTCTTCAGTTTTCAAATAAAGAGTATTGCTTGCCCCGTTCACATATCGCTCTCGAATAGCCATTAACGCAATTTGCTCTTCTAAACTCAACTCATCAACTGTAAAAAACTTTTCGGACTTACTTAATGGGTTAGGCTTTGTGAAGCGACCGTCGTTTGTGACAGTTTCCTCCACAACCCCCCAAGGGGGATCTATTCCTGGCAATACATTTGCGATGCGAGAAGCTGACGACGTTGGGGCAACCATGAAATTGAAGAAATGATCTGGATAATTATCACGAAGTACGCGGTGAATAAACTCAAATACAGCGATAGTAAATGTGCTGCGAGTGTACATTTCATTTGACACAAAATAAGCGTCCCAAAACCCACATAAACCAACGCCGACGGGATAAAGGGTGTTGGTCTGTCTCGAAAAATTAATCGACAACGTTTTCAGTTTTGAAAAAGTTTTCTTAATCGTCTCCTCTAACAAATTAAAATCAATATATCCTTGAGCGGTCATCATACTAGGTAATACAATGGAGCCTAAAAAACAAAACGATGTTGGGTCCGGTTTCCCGGGCTTGTGACTGGAATGAGGAACGAAAAATTCTGTGCACAAATTCCCAAAGTTGATCGGGTTAGTTGTGACTTTATTAGGAACGAAATCATTCGCATTATCCCTGAATAAAATAAACGGTTCTCCTGTACTTAAAATCAACGTTGCTATTTTTGATAAAACATCATCCGCTGACATGCGCCCATAGAAATTGCCCCCTACGTAATTTTTATGATTCAGGTAATCGTCTGACCATCTTAATGTGTATGCTGTTTTATCTTTTGCCGCCTCCATAAAATCACCAGTCATTACCACACACATATGTTCTCTGGGACCTAACTGCCCATCTACAGATACACGATACCTCAAATTTAAATATGCCTCAATATCAGGGTGTACAACAGGTAAATAATAAGTCACAGCAGAGCCGCGTTGAGGCTGATTCAACAAATTAACTACAGACCTAAACATATTGATTACCGGTGGGAGACCTAAGGTTTTCAACCCTAAGAACTTGTTACCCACGGGAGATTGGTTGGGTCTCAATCTACTTAAATTCAACCCAATTCCTGCGTTATGGATTGTGCAATTTGCCACTTCCTTTGCCGCTTCAAAAATATCAACCATAGAATCCCCGACCTCAATCATTGCACAGGCTGCTGTATATTCAGGTCCTAAATGCCCGTTGTTTCTCATGATGGGTGTTGAAAATATATGCGTGAATTTAAAATTTTCATCTACAGTCCCGTAAATCCTTGTTAAAAATTCAATAACAGTCTCTAAACTATAATCAGCGTGGGTTATTAAATATCGTCTATGAAGCAACTCCAAACCTTCAAAAGAAAAGATACTTAAGAGATGATGATCTACAGTAGTCCATTCTTTGTAATTATGCAAAGAAAGATTGTTTATTTCTGCATATTTGAGCAAGGTTCGCATAAAGTATAACCCCTCTATATGAGACGAGCTTTGTAGGAAAATCATCAAATCTTTGTGTTTAGGAAACACCTTAGTTGAGGCATCTACATCGGGGTCAAGTTCTATCTCGAAAAACGTAGCAATCTCTTGTAAAGTTTGGAAACCTTTCAAAAAATCACGATTTTGTTTATATACAAAATAGCGAGTCGATAAACTAGGCGGCAAAACTTCCTCAATCATCATTTCAATAAAGGGACGGGAAGTAATGGACCCCTCTGTGAGCTGTATTCTAGAATCCACTTGGTTAAACCAAGAATCGCCTAAATGGAGTAAGTTGACAGACTCTAGCAACGCGTTAATTGCGTGATGTAATTTCGTGGGGTTATATAATACTCTTTTCATCTTAACTCCTTCTTAAAAAGAGAAAAAAAGAACGGCTACCGAATTATCAATATAGCCGTTCCGTCAAGGCTATGGACTTAAATTAGGAACTTGCCATACATATTCTATGAGGTTAGGTAAGGTGGAGTTTTTAAAGCCCCGTTGTGATTTCAAATTAGTTACCCCATTCAAAGAAGAGATGCGTCTAAACATCTCCACTTCAATAGGGAATTCTTTATTCGGGGTCAAATACGAATATATCGTTTGTTCTGCATCTCCTATGAAATGAACTTGCAAAATCGACTCAACTGAAAAATAACATTGCTGATCTGATTTTTCTATTGTGAAAAAGGGCACAACTGTAACTTCAATATACGGCTTTTCACCCTCAACTCCGATCAACTCAGTTGTTACTTGCCCATCTACATAATGTAAAATTGAAGATCTGGGCATATGGGATAAAATGTCTACAATGTAGTTTTTTAACCCTACATGATATTCCAAACTTGTCATCTAACCTCCGAGATTAGCAAAAAATACGTGATGGCTTAAAGTAGAGCCACATTTGTTTGTAAGGTAGTCAATCCGATTCTTAACATTCTCCGCAATAATTGGGTTAATTTCAGTTGGCACTTTACCAACCGAAGGCGTTAGTGTTAAAGCCGATATATCCATTGGGCGCTCATTTACAGAAGCCCCTTTCAAGCGCTTAACTCCCATTTGCAAAGCGGTATGAATGCCGCCTCGTTGATACCCTTCCCACAACAACTCAAAATTCTCAGTTTTCCAAGCGGTGTCTGCCTTAGACAAGGTATACAAGAAAGATGGGTAATATCCCATATCTTTTTGGATTGCTCCCACCAATCGTAACAAGAATAAAGCATCCTGTGCTTGGGTTAAAGGGAGCATCAACTCTGTTGTCAAGATAGGGTCTCTGTAAATGGGAACGCCTTGTGAATCATGCAAAACCCCACTTATAAAAACCTTTGATTTGTCGTTAAACACCTTTTGGTTTGCCGCTAGTTTCCATTGACCAATACCTACAAAGTAAGGCTTGAGAATCAAAGCCGACGGCTTGAGTATAATCCGGTCATCGTCGGTCATCTCAACTGGATAATTTGTCGGGAGAACTCGATTAACCCCTCCTAGAATTGTTGAGAGCTTTGGGTTAAACGACATAAAAACGCTGGTATATTTAACCTGTGTGGGATCGCTTACTTCTCTGTGTGCAGGTTCTAAAGATGGTTTGATCATGATGTTATGCCTTTCTTTGGGTGTTGTATACTGTGTATTAATTCGCCGGTGTACCAATCGTTTGTATTATAACTTGATCTTGAATCCACTGTCAAGTGATTTCTTTTGTATGTGTAAACAGATCCCGGGATTAACTCTGTCTTACTTGAAACTTTCAACCTGGTTATCCCTTGGTCAAATATTATTTTATGGAGTACAAATTCAGTCCCGTCATCACAAATTATTAACTCCCCGTTTCCTTTCAAATTCTTAAATAAGAATCGGGAAGCATCCGAAAGTATCTTATTTAGTGACATAATTAGAAGTTGTCCTTTCCATAATGTTGGTTTTAAGCGGGCGCAACCAATCTCTCAAAATCTTCTCAAGTACAGCAAATCGGTTAGACTTTTCCCCTAACAAATTGCCGAATCTACCCATGATGAAATCATGATCGTCATTTCCTGTAAAACCCTCAATTCGTAAAAATTCAACAACCTCTGGGATTAAACCTTTTATCACCTTGGGGGTGTTATATTCAAAATGGTCTTTACAACGTTTGAATTGAACGCGTTGTAAAATACTGTGATTAGCTTCATCGCGCATAATCAAACTAAACATATGATTGACTAAAATCAGTCCCGGGGTATCCAATCTGAGAAATTTAGAGAAAAACATTGGGAAGATTACATATTCCCAAACAATCATTCTGATCCAAAAATGGTCTTCATTGAGAATGAAGTTTAAAATGGGCTCGTGTTTTGAATTGGTTAAAGCATCTAATAACGCAGCATCTCGCTGATCAGGGTCTAACTCCATACGGGTTAAAATTTCACGATAAGATTCGGCGTGAACCGCTTCAGATGATGCCGCCTCAGTTACAGCCATTACATAATTCCCAGTGACTCTACAGTTATCCCCTAACAACAACAGTTTTGAATGTCCAATAGCCGCGATCATATCAAACGCATTTAACAAGGCGACAGTTTTTATCACATCCTCTTTCAATGTTGGATTGGGAATACTTGCGTTTATGTTTAAGCGCCCAACTTCACCAGGATGCCAACGATCGTCGATCATGGTGTTGTATAATTTTCTGAAAACATCATCTTCACGATTAGATGTTAAATACACTAATTTGTCATTAGTCGGTATCATAAAGCACATCCTTCATGTCAGTTAAGCTGCCCTGAGTCAAGGCATTCCAGGAATTAAACCCAGCAACCAAAGAAGAGAATGTAGTCCCGGGACGATTCCCACCGCTAAGATAAGTGTCCAACCCCAGTCTCAACGCCTCTTCAAATAACTGGGGAATCGGGGTTACAGACCCATCTTTGATTAGCATGTATTCGGGTTCTAAGTCTATCTGCGTTAGCCCCTTTTCCCCAGTCACATATTCATCATAAAGCTCGCGTCTAACAAGTGAAAACCCTGGATAATGTATTACATCATATTGCATAAGCAACCTCCAGAAAAAAGGGGCGGTGCCCCTTTTTCATTATTGTTAAGTTGACTCGTCGGTATCCTCAGAGCCAGACACGGGAATTAACTTCAATAACGCGTAAACTAAACTTGCGTGAAGCAATCTGGTTTCCACATCAACATCCTCATCAAAACAAACATTCAATGCAGCTACAATGTTCTTTGCATGGCGTCGGATGAGGTGTTTTGACTCTAACGCTGGTAACAACGGTTCAATGCCACGTAAAGTCTCAACTAACTTGAGAACATCAATATGCACCTCGGCATCATACCCTGTCAAGGGTAACTTATTTGGGTCTAGGCTTTCCAAGACCTCTTTAATCATTTTGGTCATATCTTTGACCCAAGCGCGTTTGTATGCAGTAATCATGCTTTATGTCTCCTGTTTAAGTAAATGTTAGTTTATGTTTTCTTCCCCTCATTAATAATAGTATAAACCACTCCCCTTTAGAATACCAGCGGTATTCCCCTGAGTGTAGCCAAAGGTCCGACCAACGGTACTTTCGTAGGGCAATTTCATTATGGAATGGGAATTGGAATGAGGGCGACTTACCACTATCGTAATGTTAACCTCCTACTACGTAGTGGGAATTGGAATGAGGGCGACTTACCCTCCAAACGAGCGATGGGAACGATACTACACCCCCCCCCTCCTTCAAATGCGTGAATACGCCTGCCTTAGTCCTGTATCAAAAAAATTCTAAAAATGCCCACGCCCCCTCAAATCATAAAGAAGGGGTGTAATAGCCCCGTGGTAAAGAGATCTCAGTTAAGCCGGATCATTATGCCTAGGGATGTAATCGTTTAAGGGTGGGGCGATTAGGACGTTGTAGGGCAAAATCAATCCAATAAAAGAAGAAAGGTTGATTAGGGCAGAAGCGCAGCCAAAGATAATCTTCACAAACAGGGAAAAACGTAACTAAAACATCAATCAAAGTATCACTTTTGACCGCGCTTAAGTTATTGATTTATAACGATACAGACTTTTTTAGACATTGGAAGATGAATCTTCACAAACAGGGGAAAAACGTAACCAAAACCCCAATATATCGCCAGCAATAACCCCACTTCCAAAGGGTCAAAAAAGATTAACATTTATTATTAGTGTGGGTATTCAAGTTATAGAGGAAAGTGGCTTGTTTATTTAGGAAAACTTAAGATCGCGTCAACGGCGCAGTTTAAGGTACATTGGAAGTTTACTTTGAAACACGTCAAACCCCGCCATATTTTACTACATTGAAGTATCTTTCATACGACGTATAATACCCATTTATTATAAAAATTCTTCTTATATATTAATAGCTTACATAGTTTAAGATCACTTATATTATATTTTTTAAAAAAGTTTAAGATTTAAAATATATATATATTTAAGGGTAGTAACATCTTATTTCATTTCCTTGAATTGCTTTAACGTAGTATAGGGTAGGGGATGGTATTTAATACGTCATAAGAAACTGTCAAAGTGTCGAAAAAGATTGAGAGAGATAAGTGTGAATAATCAATAACTTAAGAAGTTTTAAATTTGAAGAAGAGAGATAATAGGAAAATTTAGTCTAAGTGATCTGAAATCACGTAAGCCCTTGATTGATAGGAATAATTTTCATAATAAACTTGTATGTATACTCTATATGGCGGTAAATTCTAAACACAAGTATACACTTACAAGATGTAATTGAACTTAGCCCGGTAAAGAAGATCCTTTCATTTCCTTGAATTGCTTTAACGTAGTATAGGGTAGGGGATGGTATTTAATACGTCATAAGAAACTGTCAAAGTGTCGAAAAAGATTGAGAGAGATAAGTGTGAATAATCAATAACTTAAGAAGTTTTAAATTTGAAGAAGAGAGATAATAGGAAAATTTAGTCTAAGTGATCTGAAATCACGTAAGCCCTTGATTGATAGGAATAATTTTCATAATAAACTTGTATGTATACTCTATATGGCGGTAAATTCTAAACACAAGTATACACTTACAAGATGTAATTGAACTTAGCCCGGTAAAGAAGATCCTTTCCTTCCCTTTGGATTGCCCTAGGAGCCCCAAGGTTGAACGATCGTATATACCCCATGCCATATAGCCAGGCAAAAAAAACCCGGCGTAAACACTTGCCGGGTTGTGGTTAGGTTACTTTACTTTACAGCGTTATAGATCGCGTAGCCAAGGAAGCCAGGTTAAATAAGGGATAAATCTATCTAGATACTGCTGGTGTATCTGAGGGTCTGAGTCCAGATATAACTGCATAGTGGACCCGGGTTCATCCCCTTCAAAAATCAAGCAGCCATCCATCAGATCAAATTTGAATAGGCAAGTTTTATACCCAAACAGAATGCAGTTCTTACGGGGCGAGCATTCAGTCAAGAGCCACGAGTAAGACTCGTCATACTCAACTCGATTGTTTAGGATAATGCCAGCCGCTTCATGTAATGTAAACTTAGTGACCATCAACAACCGTAATTCTTTTGCAACAGATAAGCACATAACTTCTTTCCTCATTCTTGAATTAATAAAGCGCCCCTTTCAGGGCGCGGTTGATTTTACTTCTGTCCTATGTCCCATGCCCCATTTAGAGCACGATTCTTATACCGCGGGTTTGCCCGTGGGTATGTGACTTGTATCATAGACGACAACATGTTGAACACAGAAGTGTTGATGGGTATGGGCACAAAATCATCAGTAAGATAATCCATTATGATGTTACCCTCGAGTTCACTGAGAATCCGCCCAGCCAATTCATCAGGAGTATCACCCCCATCATAAATAAGTCTGAACAGTATGTCCTCAAAACACAGTAACTCACTTAATTCTATAGGATACTGCAGGGGATCACTCATGATTCTTTTTATACCGACCTCTAAAAAATGGTACTTATGTGCTAATGGAAAATAACACATATAATCAGGATAAACCTCTGACTCTAAATCACGGGTGAAATCACGTAATGCCATGACCTCTCCAATATTCATGAAGGAATTCGAGCATGGTATGACTGGGCAATAAAACTTGACCTTGCATCCCGTTCCTAGAATTGCAGTCACCATATTACCAACCGCCTCAACAAGTCTTACACCCTTAAAAAACGTGTACGGTTTATATAAAAGATGAGCCATTTATTCTGCCTCCCAATTCTGCATGTCTTTCAAATTTTGACCCGGGGTAAACAAACGTTCTTTCTGTTTTAAGAAAGACTTCATTTACGGTCTTCTTCAATCATATTCCCTCTCTTTATTGGATTGCAGGGCGCAGTTAATGTTAATGTATTAAAGACCAACTCCATCTTAAACCGTGGGTTGCCATACGGGTGGATACCTTTGTCTTTTAAAAAATCTACGAGACCACTATGACCCAATTTATAAATAAGGTCTAAAATACCTCCTATCGAAATATACCAACTCCCATTAACAAACTGTTTGTTGTTTTCATCAATTACAGACAAGGCTTTTTCAAAATAATCAGGTGTTGATGTATCCACCCCTGAAACACAATTAGGAAAATTGTGCAATAAAGTACGAAGTCCATATACCATAATAGGATTTACTTCAGGTAATGACATTTATTCTCTCCTTTCTTTGCGCCCCTTTCAGGGCGCGGTTGATTAACGTTTGAAATCACGCTGTTTGTTTAAAGGCTCAATATGGCGTTCTTTGGGGCGTTCGCTAATTGTTGATAACCCATAAAGCCGTGGGCGTAAGGCATTCATCAAAACTAAGATGTAATCAAACAGTGACATACTACCAGTGTTCGTCGTTGCCCATACATTAGATGGGAAGTCAGTACGATAACTTTCAATCTTAGTGTTGCGTAGTTGGTTAAACAACAATTCTATAACAAAATTATGCACCCCTAAGTTATCACGAAACGGGGAAGTGGTTTGTAAAAACTTCAACAGACGGTCAACATCATTGATAGGCAATTCTATTGTTGAGTCAGAAAGTATTCTTGTAAGGTCAAACAGTAAGTACATATATTCAGGATTAACATCTCTCGGTTGTAGGTATCCTGGGTAAGGGGAAAGCCATAAATCATCATCAGTTGCTAAGGCACTAAGCTCATACGGGGTCAATACATGTTCAGGGTACAAGATGTTTTCAAAGGGTACTGTTGTAAACGAATGATCGCTAAATTTGCCAGTAATACCGTTTTTGTTCAACATTGTAGTGGTATAATAATCACCTGAATGAAATTCACTGAATAACAACCGGTAAGTTTCTCCTTCATTATCATATATAGTGTTGGGTCTATACCAATAACGATTGTCGCTCATACATTTATCTCCTTTCTTTGGATTGATTGAGCGCCCCTTGCAGGGCGCGGTTGATTATTTGAGGCTATCACGAATTAACTTGGCTGGTTCAGGGTCGATTAAGAATGTTAGCATGACGCCGGGCATGACAACCATAAACAACGTCCCAGAATCCAGTTCGTAAAACGTTGGGAACTTCACGGTTGTTGTGATTAAGAAATTCCCGCGGTCTAACAACGGGAACTCATCATGCAAGTGGTTTGACCAATGGGTTACCTCTTCCTCACTATAGCCACCGCCGTAAATGGGGACATGCATCATTTTAAGAAAACTATTACGCCCCTCATCACTGTTCGTCTGATCTACTAACAACAGCCCGGCAAAGAACGCCATATTGAGCAAGCCTTGGTTATTATCTGGTAACAAGTGATCTGTATACAACATATTTTTTTCCTTTCTTTGGATTGATTGAGCGCCCCTTGCAGGGCGCGGTTGATTAATAGGACTGTAATTCTAACTCGTCATTAACGCCCGTTATTCCCTCTTCTGGGATCTCCTTACTCAAGATAAAACCGTCATCAATAACAGCATACAAAATCCAACGATCTAAATCAAGTACATACACGCATTCTTGGTATTTAAAGAATACCGCGTTTTTTAAACCCCATATGAAGTCACAATCCACCAAGCCAGAAGCGGCATTATCAGCGGCGGCATCTAAATGTTTAACAAAAGTTTCGGGGTCGATCAACGTCATGGTGATCAAGTCATTCATGGCTTTACTAGCCAATTCATACGTGTTGCTCATTTATTACTCCTTTGTTCAGTTTGTATAATGTAATTATAGCCAGGTTATGGAAAGAAGTCAAGGGTCTTTGAAAAAAAAGTTGTAGAGTGTTTTCCTTTCTAGCGCCCCTTTCAGGGCGCACCTGTTATGGACTAACCATTAACCACCGCGTGTATGATTCGCATAAGTTTGAGTCTATATTCAAAAAGCGACATTTCAACTTCTGTCGATTCGGCTGACGTTTTAGTTGGCAAAAGAGAAATGCGTAATTGCGATTGAGATATATAACCCAACACGTGATCAATAAACTCGTCAATTGTCATATCCGATTTCACAAGGACCCGGTATAGAAAACATTGGAGCTCTCTCAAGGGCATGTGAGCACTAAAATCTAAACCTAAGGTTTGAACCTGTTGAATCAGAAAGTTCAAAACCTCGTTCTGATATTGAGTAAGAAGATCCCGCTCTATGTAGCGGGGATAATGCGTTACTACGCATAAATCTAAAAGTCCCAGTCTGAGAGTCCCAAGATCAAACGAGGTTAGTATTTGTTCTGGCAACGGCAATTCTAGAGCTACCTCTTCTATATAACCCGGGTAGTCGTTTGCGGGATTCTTTTTCGTAATTACATAACCACATTCTGTTTTCACAGCGTGGACTAAAAGGTTTCCTTTGTCGTCAAGGGTATGGGGTGTATAAAATAAAGTGTTAGACATACATCAATTCCTCTTTCTTTGGGTTGATAAAGCGCCCCTTGCAGGGCGCGTGATGTTAATATCGTAAGTACCAGGTACAACCTTCGATACCGTTGATGATGATCTTGTTAGACCGCACATTATTATCAAACACTAGACATAGTGGTTGCATAGCCTTGAGTATGGTAGTTAGGGTAGAAAGCTCAAGATGGATAGAGTAGATGGGGGCGTTTGGCATACCCAATCTAACAAAGCCCGGATACTTGTCACCAGCACAATCACCATGTATCAGATACTCTTCTTCTGCACCAATCATTCTGCCAAGGGTTGTTTTATCCGGATAAAGCCGCAAAACCACTGTGGGGGTTTTTTCAGTTACGTTCTCTGTCTTCACATTTTCAACTGCTTTACAAAGAGAACCATACTCCAATTTAACAGGGGCACCGGGAGTGGACAGTTCAAATCTCTCAGTGTCATATGGGGCTTGACTTGAGATCGATGTTTCTTTTACGCCAACCGTTGCGTTATACAATACGAAACTCAACGAGTTGGCAGGATGAGCGTCATAATAACATTTGACAAGTTTGTTGTTTTTACCAACTTCGGATTTTAACCGCTTAACAGTATCTTGGGAGACCGCTAACCAAAAACCTTCACCTTCATAATAAGAGGGCACGGTATACTCAAAACAAATCCCGTATTTGTCAACCATTAACGACACATTCTTGCTAGTAACTTGGATCAGTAATTTACTTCCCTTCGTATACTGATCTAGTGCGATTTTTAATCGCCGTTGTGAGATTTCAAACACCTTAATTGCCATACAACTTTTCCTTTGTTTAGTTTTGATGATGTAATTATAGCTCGGTTGTGGACAGAAGTCAAGGTTTTTTTTCTTTTTTTTGGAGGGGTCAGTGATTGTGCCCCTTACAGGGCACAGTTAAAGGTTAATACGAGATGGTCATGGCTTCCATAACGGCTTGGGTGCCTTCAGGTGTGAAGGTTATTGACATAGTCACATCATTGTCAATAATCATCACTAGATAACCGGTATCCAGATCATAGAAAAAGGGATCGCCCTGGTGTAAAAACCCTATGGCGCAATCCATTTGCTGTAGCTCTACATGGACCTTCACAAACTTCTCATAATCCTCCGGCAGTGGTTGCTTGGTCATAATTTTCACTAACTCAGTCACACCTCCCAAACCCTCATATTCAGTGGAATTGTTGCTCATAGCTTTTAATTCGATGAGTAACATATGGCTGAGAAGTAGTTGTGTGCCCAAATCGTGTTGTTGTTTCATGTTAAACCGCCCTTTGTTTAGTTTTGATAATGTAATTATAGCTCGGTTGTGGAAAGAAGTCAAGGTTTTTTTGAAAAAAAGTTATAGATTTTTTTCCTTTTTTTGGATTAATTTGTCAAACGTTATCTTAATGAATTCCTTTTTGGCATCCCCGCCGGTTTTTTTCCATAGGAATAGCAGATTACATTCCCAAAAGGGAACGGTATGACAGGTAAAAATCCCAAAGACCCCGAAAAACGGATTATTGTCACCTTTAGAGAACGAGGCGTTCAACCAATATTTGTTACTTTTGCACTGAAAATAAAATTTTAATCAATTCTCATCGCTATTTTTTAATCAATTCCCATTGGGAACGGTAAAAAATTAATGAATACGCTCAATTGGGTATTAGTTAATGTATGCAAAACGCCGTTTTTCAATTAGTAACTAATACTCAATTTGACGTATTCTCTATCTTTACCGTTCCCAATGGGAATTGATTAAAAAATAGCGATGAGAATTGATTAAAATTTTATTTTCAGTGCAAAAGTAACAAATATTGGTTGAACGCCTCGTTCTCTAAAGGTGACAATAA